TGTTCGATCCAACGGCCGATAACAACCGTGCCATCCGATGGGCTTCGGAAAACGGCCATGTTGAGGTCGTGAAGATTCTTCTTTCCGACAAGAGGGTTGATCCAACGGCCGGTGACAATCTTGCCATCCGATGGGCTTCGGAAAACGGCCATGTTGAGGTCGTGAAGATTCTTCTTTCCGACAAGAGGGTTGATCCAACGGCCGATGACAACTATGCCATCCGATGGGCTTCGGCAAACGGCCATGTTGAGGTCGTGAAGATTCTTCTTTCCGACAAGAGGGTTGATCCAACGGCCGATAACAACCTTGCCATCCGACGGGCTTCGGAAAAAGGCCATGTTGAGGTCGTGAAGATTCTTCTTTCCGACAAAAGGGTTGATCCAACGGCCGGTGACAACCGTGCCATCCTATGGGCTTCGGAAAGAGGCCATGTTGAGGTCGTGAAGATTCTTCTTTCCGACAAAAGGGTTGATCCAACGGCCGGTGACAACCGTGCCATCCTATGGGCTTCGGGAAACGGCCATGTTGAGGTCGTGAAGATTCTTTACCAACATGACCCCAAACACTATAACAAAGAAATGCCAGAAGTCGTCAAGAAATGGAATTTGGACAAGAAAGGATAATTAAAATGTCGTTCCAAGAGTTCATGATGTCTCCCGGCTATGTCATTCTTTCTATTATTGGTTGTTTCGTTGGGTGGTTTATTTTTTCTACTCTTGGCAAGACAATTCGTTCGTTTGCCAACGGAGACTTTAAGAAGATTATGATCCCATTTAATAATGGGCATTTTGGGAAGAGAAAAGAGCTTCAGGCCGACGGAAGCAAGCATGTTTATTGCGGAAGCTGCGGGAAGGTTATTACCAAGGAAGAGAATGGAAGGTTTTTTATCACCGAGATTGGAAATAAAAAGTGCGAGAGCAGTTGGGAAAATCTCAAGAGTTTTGATGACCTCAAGAAGGTCCTAAGAAAGGATAATTAAAATGTCTCCTAATATCGAGCAGTAATTGGCCGAGCTTCTTTTAAAGGCTAATCCGGCACTAGACTATACAACAGCACAAGCTCCAGCATTCGTTCAACAGTGGCTTGAATATCAGTATGACATGAAAGTGTTTGGTTTGATTGTGTGCGTTGTTATTAGTACACTTCTTGCGATTCTGGCTTATGGGGCCTACAAAAAGACAGAGGACTTGGAACCAGCCATTATTATTTCTGCCTTTCAAGTCCAAAAGACATTGGACCTAGAAGAAAGAAAGAAGATTGCAAAAGCAGAAACCTTCAAGAAATCAAAGAAAATGGGATATGCTGTAAAGCTACGAAAAGATTGGGAAGAGATAAAAATAGAAGTTATGAAAGAGGTTCTAAGGGCAAAGTTCCAAGACGAAGAATTAAAAAACATGCTCTTGGGAACAGGAGACGCAGAGTTAATTGAGGGGAACGATTGGGGAGATGATTATTGGGGAACGGTTGACGGAAGAGGACAAAATCATCTTGGGAAATGTCTGATGCAAATTCGAGAGGAGTTGAAAAGTGGGAACACAAACTCAAACAAGTAAATTTAACTTGAATGATCGTGCTCAGCTTGGTAACAACAAAGAGAACGGTACTATCCGGGGCGTTATGATGCACAATGCTTATCACCCTGAAGAAATAATCTTTGAGATTCTTTTTGTTTATGACGATGAGAAACTAGGCCGAGAGTGGATTTCGGAAAATAGTTTGTCCTTAATAAAGAAATAACAAACAGGAGTTGAAAGATGGACAGTGACGCCACCATCGTTAAGTGGGGAATTATTTTAGCAATTATTGTTGTTCTTGCAGCTTCTATGTATTCTGTTGTCTTAGAGTTAACAAAAACTTGCTCAGAAAAATGCAATCAAACTTTTATCAATTATGATAAGTCGATTTCCGACAAGCATATGTTGGAAATGTGCTATAAAAGCTGCAAAGAAGAAGAAAAATAAAAGATGTTTCGAAAGTACGAAAAAACATTCAGGCTTCAGACCCCCAAGCTTCAAGTTCCAGGGAAGTTAATTCTTTCCGATGGGGACACGTCAAAGCTTTTAACTGGCCACGTTGACGTAGAGGAAAAGATTGACGGGGCAAACGTGGGGATTATTGGGGGAAAGAAAGATAAAATCTTTCGTTTGCAAAAACGGGGCTCTCTTGTGGATGCAAGCGAACATGAGCAATTTAATCGTTTTAAAGCTTGGACAAACGAGCGTTTTGTCAATCTGACAAAAATTAAATATCCATATGTCGTATATGGAGAGTTTATGTGGGCAACACATCATATTTTTTATGATAATCTTCCGGATTGGTTTATTTGTTTTGATGTCTTTGATGGAGAAAAATATCTCTCCAGAGAGAAGAAAGAATCTTTTTGTAAGAATTTAGAAATAGAGGTAGTTCCTCTGCTTTATTCTGGCAATATAACAAAACTAGAAATTGAGAACTTGGTTGTTGGTCCTTCGGCATATTCGACGGATAGACTAAGAGAAGGAATCCAAGTTAAGAATTATAAAAAGCAGATGAGGGCTAAAGTTGTAAACCCTGCTTTTATAAAAGAGATCGACGAAGATGGAGTCCATTGGATGACGCATTGGGATAGTTCGAAAACTAATAAGCTTAAAGAAAGGAAATAGGCAAACAAATGGAAGGAATGACAGAGTTTTTTATTGGGGCTTTAGTTGGGTTTGCTCTTTTTACGACGTTTGGGATCGCTGTTGCTCACAACACAGACGCCTCTCTTCTTACAATGAAAAAAGAGCAGATTAGCGTTCTTTGCGAAGAAGGAAAAAATAAGATTTTATTGTCTCGCGAAGATTTGGAAAATGCAGAGAGTTTGTTTGATAAAGTGGAAATTTTCTGCGATAACAGATAAAGGAAAACAAATGACAACTTCAAAATCACAAATTAGACTGCAAAAGGTAAAGAAATTCTTTTCTCTTCACGCTCCTCCCAAAGAACAGGAAGACTTAGAGCAACATTGGCTGGTTTTAAAGTTCGGAAATAGAAAAGTAACCCCTGCTACATTCTTAGCTGAGGTAGAAAATATAACTTCAGACAGCTCAAAAATGTTTAATTCCAAAGAGGATTACGAAGAATGGGCAAAGCAATTTATGAATAGTGCTATTCTTTTTTTGTTGGATTGCTCGGATAGAGGAGAATTTACTTTTGAACAAAATGACGATAGATTCTTTGAAACTTATTGGAGTGGTGTGCTATGAGAAAGATGGAAGATTTAATTGCCCTAGATGACATCATCAGGGAGCATACTTTCTGGATTTCATTAAATGCCAATGATACTTTTTATTATGCCTGTGCGGATGCTGTAGATTGCCCAGTTTCTCAATATAAAGACCTTAAAGACCCGAGAGAGAACATTGATATTTTAATTGAGGCATATAAAAAGTGGGGCAACGAAGGTATTTTGGCATTTATGGCAGAGACGAGAATGCAGGAGCCAATTGGCAAAAATACAAAAGAATATAAAGAAGCCAGAGAATGGTTGGCAAAGCAGCCTGTGGAAAGAGAAGAGGGGCGGAATCCGAGTCAAGAGGTCATAACGATTGCGAGATTGGAAACAGAAAATAAAAACCTTAGACAGCAAATAAGAGAAATGGGCAAAGAGAAAAGTGTTGACAAGAAGGAAGAAAAAAGCTAAGATGGCGTAGTTATGAGGGACCATGGCGTAAACGGTAGCCGCAGAGGACTCCGAGGAAAAGGACAAAGAATATAAGTGGTTAGTTCGACTCTAACCTCCTCGACCAAAAATCCTCCGCCTTAACCGGCGTGTCGGTTCGAATCCGACTGGTCCTAAAATTAAAAAGTTTGTAGTCATAGAAATCTCCCTTTTGGATATAATAAAATTCCAAAAGGGAGAAGTTCTATGGCATATAAAGACTATACAGATGAAGATTTAGTAAAATATGTAAAAGAAGTAAAATCTATGGAAGGTCTTTTACGCAAACTGGGGAAAAAAATAGCAGGCGGTACAAGACTCGGGCTTAAAAAAAAGATTCAAAATTTAGGACTTTCCACTTCGCACTGGACTGGACAGCTATGGAGCAAGGGAAGGCAACTTAAGTCTTTTCCAGAAATGAAAAGCAATAATCGCATTCGATTACATTTATATAATATTTATGGCAAAAGATGCCAGTTGTGTGGAATAGAGAATTGGCTTGATAAAGAGATAATATTTGAAGTACATCATATTAACGGAAATAGTTCTGATAATTCTGAGGATAACCTTCTAGTTTTGTGTCCCAACTGCCATTCTCAAACTCCAAATTATAGGAACAAGAATAGGAAAAACAAAAAGTTATTATCTAATCTGGAAGATTGCGAAGAAGGACTAATAAAAGAAACGTTTAAGGAGAAAAAACAGGTAAAAGATTCTCTTTGTTCTGTGTGCGGAGTTCAGATAACTAGAGGCGCAAAAAAATGTGTCAAATGTTACCAAAAAAACATGAGTCAACATAAAAGAAATTTCCCAATAACTTATAAAATTAACTGGCCTCCCCTACCGGAACTACTTGATATGCTTTCTAAAGAAAGTTGTTCTAGCCTTGGCAGAAGGCTGGGAGTGAGCGATAAAGCCATTCGAAAGCATATCAAGAAACAGCAGAGTTACCAAAATCTTCTTGACAACGGAGCAGAGACAAGCTAGTATTGGCATAATGGCTGGATAGCTCAGTCGGTAGAGCAAAGGACTGAAAATCCTTGTGTCGCTGGTTCGATTCCAGCTCCAGCCAAGAGGACAAAATAAATGACACGTATTGTTGCTGACAACGGTTACGGCGCAGTAGAAATTCATAACAAATGTCTTGATTGCCAAGAGAAGGAGCGGGAAATAAGTGAACTACATCGGGAAGTGTTTGACTATCGACAGCAAATAACAGATATAAAAGAGAAGCTTGAAAGAGAGAAAGATTTAACAGACCGTCTTATTGAAAAGCTTGAAGAACACAGGAAAAAGTAATGCCGTTTAGCTGTCGTTCGAAAAATTATTCTCTTTGTGTTGCCGGGGAAGATGAAATTTTGTTGACAATTGAACCCAACCTTACTATTATGCTGACAAAGCAGTCGGCAAGAGAGATAAAAGAACTTCTTGAAGAGTGGGATGATAACGAAGGTTAGATATAATAGATAGATAACATCCGAGAGTCGGCTAACGGTAGGCCAGCAGATTTATGCTCTGCCTTTGCTAGATTGGCAAAAAATGGGGGTTCGAGTCCCTCCTCTCGGAAAAATGTAAAAAGTGGAGTGATTTTGACAACTTGTAAGAAATGTGGAGAATATTTTTCTGTCAATCAGTATGTTGAAGAATTGAAACAAGTAAAGAGACTACATAATAGAAATTATTGCTTAAAGTGCTCTCCCTATAGGAACACTCAACATTTTTCAACTGAAAAAGAAACACACAATTTATTCGTTTGTCAGAAGTGCGGGAAGGAAGTAAAATGGAAAGGAAAAGGAAAGAAATATTGCGACTCCTGTTATGTAAATGCACAGAGAAAAAGAAAAAAGCAACAACTAATTGAAGCAAAAGGTGGAGCTTGCGCGATTTGCGGGTTTAACAAATATCAAAGTGCTTTAAGTTTTCACCATTTAGAAAAGGATAAAAAAGATTTTGGCATTAGTGGGAAATATTGTTTATCTATGAAGAAGCTCTTAGAAGAGACAGAAAAGTGTATTTTGTTGTGTGCTAATTGTCATATGGCAATACACTCTAACGAGTTAAAAATCGACTTGACAACTTTATAGAATGTCGGTATTATAACTTTTGTCCTCTTGGAGCTTTAATGTCAAACGAGATTTTTCGAGATATAGGGAAGTTAAGAAAACTTCGGAGAAAAGTTACTAAACAATATACGGGTCGTTGCGCTTGTTGTGGGTTAGGGCTTACAAAAAAAGAGCGCACAATAGACCATATTGTTCCTATTTCTCTTGGAGGAGCGAAACACTCTCTTAGCAATATGCAGCTTCTTTGTGTAAAGTGCAATCAGAAGAAGGCAGATAAAATTATTGTGTTCTTGGGAGCAAAAGTTTCCGGCTGGGAAGTGATTCAAAGCAAACTGAGCTATATTGGGAAAAAGCTTTTAAAAGAACCTGATTTTCTAAAGATGGTTGTTCAAAATGTCCAAGAATAAAAAAGAAAAGATCCTTTCCAACAAGCTGGATTATTTTGATTCTTGCGAGTTTCCCAAAGAGTTTGAAACTCCAGGAAAATGCTGGGATTTTATTGAAAACCTAGCTTTTAAACAAATCTATAATAACGGAATGCAACATAAAGAGATAACAAATTTTATGATTCCTGGTAGATTTCTTCCTCAAATGACTGTTGTTTGGGAAGGCGTTGGAATTGATGATCATCTTCGAAGATGGTGGATTAATAAGGTAATCGAATTGCAACTAAGTTATTGTTTTACAACAGTAGAAAAGTTTTTGTTGTCTTGTCCGGAGAAAAGGCAGGATGCGGTTAAATTGGCAGATGCTGCGGTGAATAACATGCGGAAGGAATTGAAAGAATTCGAAAAGACACTCGAAAATAAAGAAACTGATTGACATCTTCTTTTATTTTTGTTATCCTCGGCCGAAATGGAAAGAGAACACAACAGAGGGGAACGACTTTTTTGGGAGCTTTGCAATAAAGGCAAAGACAAGGAAGCGGCTTTAATTCTGTCGATGGATGTGTTCGATCCAACGGCCGGTAACAACCTTGCCATCCGACGGGCTTCGGAAAAAGGCCATGTTGAGGTCGTGAAGATTCTTCTTTCCGACAAGAGGGTTGATCCAACGGCCGATAACAACCGTGCCATCCGATGGGCTTCGGAAAACGGCCATGTTGAGGTCGTGAAGATTCTTCTTTCCGACAAGAGGGTTGATCCAACGGCCGGTGACAACCGTGCCATCCAATGGGCTTCGGGAAACGGCCATGTTGAGGTCGTGAAGATTCTTCTTTCCGACAAGAGGGTTGATCCAACGGCCTATAACAACCTTGCCATCCGAGGGGCTTCGGAAAGAGGCCATGTTGAGGTCGTGAAGATTCTTCTTTCCGACAAGAGGGTTGATCCAACGGCCGGTAACAACTATGCCATCCAATGGGCTTCGGCAAAAGGCCATGTTGAGGTCGTGAAGCTTTTAAAAGATGCCGGATGTAAATTTCCCGCTTGACTTAAAGAATAAAATCTGTTACTATTGCTCAACTTTAGCGTTCTAAGAAGAGGAAAATAAAATGATTGAGTATTCTTTCAAGATGCTGCTGAATATCATTCTTCCGATTATCAATTGTGATAATCCTCCTCCCATTCTTCTTCGTGCAAAGCATGGAGTTGGAAAGAGTTCGTGGGCCAAGGAACTTGTGAATTTTCTTTATGCCATTAATGAAATGGAATATGGATTTGTTACACGGCGAGCTTCACAGCAAACAGAGGGGGATCAGCTAGGACTTCCCTTTAGGGATCGCACAAACAACACCACAAAATATTATCCGCCAGATTGGTTTATGGAGGCTTGCACAAAGCCAACGGTTCTGTTGATCGACGAAATTGATCGTGCGACACTTGAGGTGTCTCAGGGCTACTTTGAGCTTGGTGATTCTCGCACTCTTGCGGGATATACTCTTCATCCGAGGACGGTGCTTATTTCTTGTGTTAATGGCGGAGAGAACGAAAATAATTATAATGTTAACTCCATGGACCCTGCTTTCTTGGACCGTTGGGTGACGTTTGATCTTAATCCGACCATTGAGGATTGGGTTGAGTGGGGCCGCGAGCGAGGTGGGATTCATCCAGAAATCCTTGCATTCGTGCAGAATTTCCCCGAGTGTCTTGAAGTTACCAAGAACATGAAGCCGGGGAAGGTTTACCCTTCTCGTCGGTCGTGGGATCGTCTGAATACGGTTGTTGCTAAGAACTCCAAGATTCTCGAAAGTGCTCTACAAAACAATTCAGAAGACTTGACAAAGATTTTTCTTATTTCGAATGGTTTCGTTGGAGAAGAGGCTGCAAATTCTTTCAAGAATTGGGTGGCAGACGCTAAGAACAAGGTGATTAAGCCGGAAGATATTCTGAATGGTGATAAGGTTGCTTTTGGCAAGGTTCAAAGGTTCAATGTTAGCGAGTGGAACAATCATATTGATCGTTGGAAGGATCCAGCTACCAAAGAGCTTTTGCACAAGAAGTTTGCGAACAACAAGCAGAAGACAGCGGAAAATGTTTCCAATCTTCTTCTAGAAATGCCTTCGGAAATCTTCCTTAAGTTCTGGGATGAGGTTGTTTTTGGAGGCGAGTGGAATTTTGACCTGACGAAGGCTATTTCGAACAATGAGGCGACCATTGAGGGTCAAAAGTTGAAGATGCAAAGGATTTATCAGAAGTACGTCCTTGGTCGTGAGCTTTCTGCTATCAAGTGAGAATTAAAATGTATTCTCCCGAAGATAAGCCGGTTCCTCTTTTTAACCTCAAGACTGATCTTGGGCATTATTATCAAGCTGAACCTTTTCTTGCTGGGTTTAGTTTGGGGGTGGATAAATATGTAGGCAATTGGGCCGAAGTTCCAACGGCTGGTGTTTCTCTAAACAAAAAGACGGGCCGCCCTTCGCTTGTGATTAATAATGTTTACATGAATGAGCTTACAATCAAGCAAAGGATCGGTGTCTTTAAGCATGAATTTTATCATATTCTTCTTGGGCATATTACGCGCAGAAGCGCAGAAAAAAAGAAGATTGAACCAAGGATTTGGAACATTTGCTTGGACTTGGCTGTGAATTCTTTTCTTCAAGCGGATGAAATGAGGGACGATTGGGTTATCCCAGGAAAGAGGGACTTCTTAAATTATCCGTCTGGTCTTACAGCAGAGCAATATTATGCAATGCTGCAAAGAGATCCCAATAAGGAAAGTATTCTAGAGAAGTTCAAGGGTATTTCACATATTTGTTTTGGAGTTGACGAGAACGGAAACATCACAGAGTTTCCAGACGGCTTCCCGCCCGACCTTCTTTCTGCCGCAGAGCAAGAAATTAAAAAGGCAATGCGAGAGGGAAAGCGGAACGCAATTAACCATTCGTGGGGCTCCATCCCGGCGCAAATTCAAAAAGAAATCAACGATTACCTTGATTCTTCGGTAAGATGGCAAGATGTTGTGAGAATGCTTGTTATGGGAGCGGTTAGAGCAAAGAAGAAGTCGACTATCAGAAAGATTAATAAGAGAATGCCGTATATGTTTCCAGGGAAGAAGTTTACACATACGGCAAGAATCGCGGTGTTGATGGACCAATCTGGTTCGATGGGAGACGAACTTCTTTCTATGTTCTTTGGTGAGTTGGATAGTCTTGCGAAGTTTGTGGAGTTTGATGTGGTTCCTTTTGACGTTGAGGTTGAGACAAAGAGTTTGTTTAGATGGGAAAAGAATAAGAAGGTTAAGCCGTTCCGGGCCTTGGCAGGCGGAACCGATTTTAATAACTGCTCAAAGTGGGCAGTTGAATCGGGATATGATGCTTGTTTTATTTTGACGGATACAGGGGCTCCCGTTCCCGACTCAATTCGCATTAAGAGGATTTGGGTTGTGGATAGAGCTAATTACGATCATTGGAATAATTCCAAGTCTTATGGTCCTCCTGCGGGAGAGCCGATTATTATTGTTGAAAACAACCTGGGGAAAAATCAATGAAAGAGTGTTGTGATAATTGCTGGTTTTATCGTGAACAATGGTGCAGAAGATATCCAACAGAGGTATTGAAGGATCCGAGTGATTTTTGTGGAGAATTTCGTCCTAAAAAGTCGCTAAAAGAGATTGAGGGAGAGAATTTCTCGCAAGAGAGAAAAAAGAAAGTTCTGCTCAACGATTGAGCTTGGGAACTTTTTAAAATGAGAAGAGAACAAAACAGAGGAGAGCGGCTTTTTTGGGAGCTTTGCAAAAAAGGCAAAGACAAGGAAGCGGCTTTAATTCTGTCGATGGAGGTGTTCGATCCAAGGGCCGATAACAACTATGCCATCCGATATGCTTCGGGAAAAGGTCTTGTCGAGGTCGTGAAATTTCTTCTTTCCGACAAGAGGGTTAATCCGGTGGTTTTTGATAATTATGCCATCCGATGGGCTTCGGAAAACGGCCATGTTGATGTCGTGAAGATTCTTCTTTCCGACAAGAGGGTCGACCCAACGGCCTATGAGAATCAGGCTATCCAATTGGCTTCGAAAAACGGCCATGTTGAGGTCGTGAGGCTTTTAAGAGATGTTGGATGTAAGATTGAGCTTGACAAAATCCCTTAAGTTTGTTAACCTTTCTGTAGTTGGTTACGAAAAACAAACAGTTGCGGAAACAAGGAGAAGGAAGATGCTGGATGTGATGCTGAGCACTGGTGAGAAGATTCGTATTCTGTGGAAGCACAATCGGGTGTTCGAGAAGTATGAGTCGCCAGACCCCAAGACGGGGCAGGTGGTGGAGAAGACTCGAAATCATGGCGGTTCTACGGAGTGCCAGGTGTTTCTTGTGGGCTCGGACAACACTGAGACTCCCTTTGGCGAGGGGAAGGCGATGTGCGTGGCTTGGGACAACTTCGACAAGAACAAGGGTCGAAAGTATTCCCTTCGTCGAGCCCTCCAGAAGGCTCTTCCCGAGAGAACCGGGCGCGTGAATTGTGCGAGGGAGATTTGGGCCTCTTATTTCCAGAGGTTCCCAATCCACAATAAGTAGGAAATGCTTAATGGACTTCTTTACCTCCGATACCCACTTTTGGCACAGAAACATCTTGCATCTAGGAAAAGGCCGTCCTTTTTCTTCGATAGAAGAAATGAACGAGAAGCTTATAGAAAACTGGAATTCTGTTGTAGGAACAGAAGATAATATTTTTCATCTTGGGGACTTTGGCTTCTGTGGTGTTCAACAAGCATTGTCAATCATCGGTAGGCTGAACGGCAAGAAACATTTAATTATCGGGAATCATGATAGACGTTTGATTAAGGACCACAACTTTTTTTATCAATTTCTTTCTGTTCAGCCATATTTGGCAAGAGACTTTGCAAGTCAAGGCAAAACTAGGAAAGTTATTCTTTTCCATTATCCGATGGAAGAGTGGGAGAGTTATTATTTTAAGTCTTGGCACCTTTATGGCCACACACACAAAGAACTTGTTGCAGATGCCAGCCTTTTGAGGTATCATGCTGGGGTCGATTCGAATGGTTTTAAACCTGTGTCTTTTGACGAGGTTTTTATAAAACTAACAGAAAGGCAGAACACGATTTATGGTAAATAATCCTTCTTTCGTAAAACTAAATGAACTTGTAGAAACGCACGAAAAACTAAGAACTCTCGGTGTATTACGTTACGATTTGAAAAAAGTTCAAGATTATGCCGACGCCTTATTCAGCAGGTTCTGTCCGATTAAGCTGGATGCTGTTGTAAAGACGAAAAACGTTCAAATAACAAAATTTAATAATCTTTGTTATCTTCCGTTTCGAGAAGAAATTCTAAACGGATATGGCGTAGTTGTTGGGCAGGACTACGGGGACGGAAAGTTTCTTTTTACGGTAAAGTTTAAATCCGGAGATAAAGAAGTTTTTATCGTCTTGACAGAAGACGAAATTGAAGAGGTATAAAATGGACAAGAGAACAAAAAAACTAGTTCATTCGCATAAAAACGACGAATATGGAACTCCTGATGAGATGTTTGCCAATTTGGATGAGTTTTATGGATTTTCTCTTGATCCTTGTGCAACATCAGAAAATGCAAAATGTTCTTTGTATTGTACAAAAAACGGAACAAATGGACTAGAATTTCCTTGGGAAGGGCATGAGGTTTTCGTAAATCCTCCTTATAGCCAATTAAAGAAGTGGGTAGAAAAATCAATTGATGAAGTCGTAAATAAAAGATGTTATCGAGTTCTAATGCTTACTCCAGCAAGAACAGACACAAAAGCTTTTAAGAAGGTGTTTGAGCACGCAAAGCACATTTGTTTTATTTCAGGAAGGATTAAGTTTGTTGTGGATGGGGTTCAGATGAAGACGGGGGCTCCGTTCCCCTCTTGCTTGGTGTCTTTTTCTCAGTTAGCAGAAGAGGAATTGCAGAAAGAAAGAGAATTTTTAAAGAGATTTGGGTTTGTTCGTTAATTTCTTGCTTGACAATCAAAATTTTATGTTTATCTTTCCGTTGCCTTGAAAAGGCTAAACCTACGGAGGATAAAACTATGAAAAACAACTCACTAATGAAACTAATGGATCCTATGAATTACTTTTGGCCTGTGTTTAAAGATGAACTATTTGACGCTCCAGTACAGTGGTCCTTTCAAAAGGTCCAAGAGTACAAAGATTATTTCACAAAAGAAGAAGCGGACAAGAAAATTCTTGAATATGCTGTTCCCGGCCTTCGGGAAGAGGATATTTCCGTGGAGGTTCGAGGGAACCAGATGATAATTAAGGCAGATCCTGGAGAAAAACCGATTTCTAATCTTTCCACAAAGTTGGAAACATCTTACTACGACACAGAAAATATTTATGATTTAGAAAAGGCAGAAATTTCATATAATTATGGCATTTTAAAGCTGGTTATCCCGAAGAATGAGGCAAAAAAGACGAAAAAACTGAAGGTGCTCTCTAGTTAGAATGAGGACGTTGTAAACATCCCACCGGAGAGGAGAGGAAATAATTAAGTAAACAGCCTTTTACAGCGTTCGTTCTGAGCCAGATCGAAAAAAGGCAATCCTCTAAACCCTTTCCCACCTCTCCCTTGAAAGCCGCGATTAATGCGGCTTTCTTCTTTTTTATTGTCTTCTTGTCGAAATCCTTTGCGAAACTAACTATTTATTATGAACGAAGTGTCTCTTGGAGGTCTTTGTAAATGACCACAAATTTGTATCCCACAAGCTCCGTAAGTTCTGTTGTTTTACCAGAAACAGCATCTTATACGGACGTTAATACCGTAACACATCCACTGCCCTTTGGGGTTTATTCAAGCGATGAGTTCAAGAGAGGGGCTGCCTCTCAGGTGGCTTTTACCTTTCAAAGGATGGGCGGCAACACACTCGATTTGGAAATTGATAAATATTCGGTATTCGCAGCTTATGAAGAGTCTTGTTTAGAATATTCTTATCTTGTTAATCTTTATCAGGCCAGAAGCACATTGGGTTCTGCTCTGGGCGGGGCGACAGCTTCTTTTGACCATATGGGAGAGGTTACGGGCTCTGGTGGGGCCCCAGCCAGCTCAAGTCTAAAGTACATTAAATACAACTTTGGCTATCTCAACAGTATGTCAAAGATGTTTTCGGAGATGGTTGGCATTGGGGGTTACAAAACTGTTTATTCTGCTTCTATTGACATTGTTGCTGGACAACAGGATTATGATCTTCAGGCAATCTTAGAAGCATCGGCGGACTTTAGTGGGACTGTCGGAGACAAAAGAGTATTTATCAAGAAAATTCATTATCAAACAGGTATGGCCAACTGGTCGTTATACGGCATTTATGGCGGTTTAAATACCGTTGCTGGGTTCATGTCTTATAACAACTATTCAAGCGAGACATCTTTTGAAATTATGCCTTCTTGGGAAATGAAATTAAGAGTGATGTCTTTGGAAGATAGATTGTGGAACAGAACTTCACACTATTCTTACGAGATAAGAAATAATAAAGTTCGTTTGTTCCCTATTCCTACAACATCTTCTCCTACAAAGATGTGGTTTGAGTTTATAGTTCCAGAAGATAATGCTCCTTGGGCTAGCGCAGATTCCGCAACACAGAAAGAAATAGATGGTGTGAACAACATCAACACCATGCCGTTTGCCAACATACCATATGAAAATATTAACTCTATGGGCAAGATGTGGATTAGAAATTATGCTCTTGCTTTGAGCAAAGAAACTCTTGGATATGTTAGAAGCAAGATGTCGGCAATTCCTATTCCGGGAGATAGTATAACTCTTAATGGAGAGGCTTTATTGTCGGCAGCTCAGCAAGAGAAAGAAAAACTAAAAGAAGAGTTGTTGAAGGTTCTTGAAGAAACGGATTATGCGGCTCTTAGCGAGAAGGATTCCAAAGCTCACGATGATCTGCAGAATTCGTTGTCCAAAGTTCCGACTCTTATTTTCATGGGGTAAAGAAGAACAATAATGTCTCAAAAAGATAACAAATGGTCCGTCCCTCAAGCTCCGCCTCCGTTGTTTTTTGGCGAGAAGGAAAGAAACTTCCAACGTCAATTAACCAACGAAATAATGGAGAAGATGTTGGGCCAGGCGTGTTTGTATTATGCCATAGATGTTGAAAGAACAGACTTTCATCCGCTTTATGGCGAGGCAATAAATAAAACATTCCTTCCTCCTGTTCGAGTATTTGTTTTGTTGGAATGGGAAGATCCAGGCTATACAGGAGAAGACGAATTTGGCCCAGAAAGACGAACAAAAGTAACTGTACATTTCCACAAGAGGAGATTGACAGAAGACCAAAATATATTTGTTCGTGTTGGGGACTTTCTTGAGTATGGTGACAATTATTATGAGATCGTATCCCTGTCTGAACCAAAGCAACTGTTTGGACAGACAGATTATAAACTAGAGATAGCGGCAAAATGTGTCCGTGCTCGAAGTGGTGTGTTCAATGCTAAGTAATTTTTCTTTACATCTTGGGAAGATTATAAGAGAGGAAACGCAAAGAGTTCTTAAAGAGCGTAGAACTAAAAATAGAGAAGTTGTTTTTCACGGCACTTCCTCAAAGTTTTTAAATTCTATTTTAACCAACGGTTTGGTCCCAAACCCAAAAGAAAAAACTTGGGAAGACGACCCTCAAGCGGAAACTCATACTCCTTCGAGGCATAGCTATGGTGGAGCTTATTTCACAAATAACATTTTAACAGCAAGAATAGCTGGCCAGCAAACTGTAGCTAAATATGGAGGAAATAGGATCATTATTTCTGCTTTAGTACAACCTAAGTCGGCATTACCAGATGAAGACGATATTAAAAGTATCTTGGGTTCAACAATATCAAAATCCGTGAGAAGTGGCGATTACTTTTATGGGACTGTTCACGAACTAGAGAATATAAAAAAATATGAAGATTATCGCAAAGAAATTGTAGAAAATGTATTTAAGCAGCTTTTGGAAAAGTATAAAGAAGTTACGCAAGACTATGGGAACAAGAAATTTGAAGAATATTTGAGAAAACACGAGGAACTAATTTTCAGAACAATTATTTCTTATTATGAAAGAATTCTTGCACACGAAAAGAGTAGATATCTTTATTACGACTACTCTGAAATACAAGAATTTGTAAAGTCTCCCCAAGAAGCAGAAAAAAACTATGCAGACAACATAAATAAATTTTCTACCATTCTTAAAAAAATATCTTCTTCTCCAAGAAAATATACAGGAGATACGAACTTTAGAGTTATGGAGCCTGTTGGATATTCTGGAAGAAATAGGATTCTGTCTATTGTGGAAATTGAAGCTTCGACAGAGGATAAATATAAACCTGTTTACATAATTAGATATGGCGAACCACCAGAAGAGTTTTGGGAGCAAACGAGGGAAAAGTCGGGAAGTGATTTTGGGATAGTGGACAAGAGGGTAAGATAAATGGGAAAAGTATCTCAAAAAAAACCAACTTCCGAAGAAGTCTTTGAAGTTCAGCCTTCAACCTTAGAAAACATTGACTGGGCTTTTTTTGATTGGGTTGATAAAGAATTAGACCTTTTCTGTAATACACAAAACGGATGGGAAAAAACTCCTGTTATCTGGACGAGCGCGGAAAGATCCTATCACATAAAAAATAACAAAGACCTAAGAGATATGTCGGGAACTCTTGAATTACCTCTTATTTCTGTAAAAAGAGATTCTTTTACAAAGAGTCTTACCGACAAAGGCCCTTTCTTTGCCAATCTTAATCCCGACGATAAAGGCGGAGTAACAATCTTTAAAAAGAAGATAAAGCACGAGAAAACAGCAAATCACAGAAACGAGCAATCTTTGGATGAGTACGGAAAAATAAACTTCTGGTATCCGGAGAATAGAGCAAAGAAGGTATTGTATGAATATATCAACATGCCGCAGCCGGTATATCTTGTGGTAAACTATAAGATATCAATAAAAGCAAGTCATATTCAACAAATGAACACACTAATAAGACCTTTCCTAGTTAAGGCGGGAGGTATTAATTACTTCGTCTTCGGCAGGGAGGGGCATAAATATGAAGGGTTCTTGCCGGATAAATATGCTGCGGAGGGAAATTCAGAAAAGCCCCAAGAAGAAGAGAGATTTTTTAAAACAACGATTCTTGTGAAAACAATTGGATATATCATGGGAGCGGGAAAGAACGACAAGACACCAAAAATAAAAAGAGGAGAAAGCATTGTAGAAGTTAAGATTCCTAGAGAATATGTAATGTTGGATTGGAACGAAGATAACGAAGATTAAGTTTTGGGAGGATAAATGATTGGCACAACAGTATTCGGATACGGTACGAAATGCACTTTTAGATATAATTGAGACGACGGTTGGTGCGTCTCCTGTGCTCAAGATCCGCACCGGTGCGCAGCCCGCAGACTGCGCGACGGCGGACAGCGGCACCGTGCTTGCGATCATCACTCTGCCGGCCGATTGGATGGCGGCAGCGTCGAGCGGCAGCAAGGTCAAGGCCGGCACCTGGAGCGATACCAGTGCCGACGCGGCGGGCACGGCTGCGCACTGGCGGCTCTACGCCAGCGACGGTACGACCTGCCACGCACAGGGCACCGTGACCGCGACCGGCGACGGCGGCGACTTGACGCTTGACGACGTCACCATCGAGGCCGGGCAGACGGTGACTGTGACCACATGGACCTGGACGGCGCCGGGGGCGTAAGAAGATGGCGTTTTTTCAGGCAGAAGGCAATTTGCTCGGAATTCCAAATGGGAATACAAACCCCTTGTCAATGACCACGATCATAGACGCAGCGACAAGAATCATTTTTTGTTTTATCAATACGCAAGGCGCGACCGGCCGAGCAGGAGGAGCGCCGTATTTTTCTGATGGGTTAGACACGTTTACACAAATCGACACGCAAAGAAAGGCCGCGTCTTCCCCGGAGGGAGTGCTTGAACTTTGGTGGACGACGACGACCACAACGGGGTCTAGGACACTTAATATCCCAAACACTGCGCTTAATACTTTGGGGTTTAGGACGCTGCACTTCTATTCTAACTCCGGTTATCCTGTGGTGTTGTCGTCATACACTGGCAGTTCTGGCACCGGCACGCCGGCGTCAGCGGTTCTTACTGTCACTGGCGCCGGTATGGGTTATTGCGCGGTGGCGTCTGGGCAAGGTGATATTTCTGGCGTTACGGCTATCGACGGTACATTAAGTGGGAACCAAGACAACGGCACTCGGATCACAGCTCAAGAATATAATTTGTCTGTGTCGTCTGATTGGACTGCCGGCATCAACCATGCGAGCGAGGACTGGGCGCTTATCGCTTGTTTGCTGCGCGAAAGCGTCCCGTCCACCGGCACCTTCTCCAACTCCATCGGCGACATCTTCCTATCAGCCGCCGGCACCGTCGTCTCGAACGTCTCCACCGGCGCGCTGGCGCAGAGCATCGGCGAGATTGTTTTATCTTCCGCTGGAACGGTTATAACGGCTGGGGAAGCTTCCCCTTCATACACTCACTCAAGAAGAAAAAAGCCGTCTTTCAATAACAGCCAAAAGAAGAAAGAAAAGAAAGAAGAAGAAATTTTTGAAGTTCAGCCATCAACACTAGAAAACATTGACTGGGCCTTTTATGACTGGGTTGATAAAGAACTCGACCTTTTTTGCAACACACAAGATGGATGGGAAAAAACTCCCGTTATCTGGTCTGATTCTGAGCGAGTTTTCCATATAAAAAATAACAAAGATTTAAGAGAGTCTTCTGGTTCTTTGGAACTTCCGTTAATATCGGTAAGAAGAGGGGATATAGGGAGAAGTCTTACGGAAAAAGGCCAATTCTTTGCGAATTTAAATACTGATGAAAAAGGCGGAGTGGCTCGTTTTAAAAGACGCATAAAACACGAGAAAACCGCAAATCATCGAAATGAACAGTCTTTGGACGAGTATGGAAAAATAAACTTCTGGTATCCGGAGAATAGAGCAAAGAAGGTATTGTATGAATATATAAACCTACCCCAATTTTCCTACGTCAACATAGAATATAAAATATCAATAAAAACAAGCCATATACAGCAAATGAACACATTGGTACAACCGTTTTTATCAAAACCGGGAAGTATTAATTATTTCGTCTTTGGCAGAGAAGGACACAAATATGAAGGATTCTTACCAGAAGAGTTTCCAACGGAAGATAATGCGGAGGGAACTAAAGAAGAAGAGCGATTCTTTAAGACAACAATTACTGTAAAAACAATAGGTTACATTACAGAAGCAGGGGAAAACAGCAAGACACCTAAAATTAAAAGAGGCGAAAGTATCGTAGAAGTCAAGATTCCTAGAGAATATGTAATGTTAGATTGGGATGAGGACGAAGAAAATTAAACTTCTCTTATTTCTTCCGCGTTTTGGCCAAGAAATCAACTATTTACTATGACCAATCTTAAAAAGGATTGGAGCTTTGAGCGCAGAGGAGAGAAAAACTTATGGCGATTGATAAATTCCGCTTTATTTCCCCGGCGATTATGATTGAAGAGACCGATAATTCTCAGGTTTCCAAAACCGGGGTTCCTATTGGTCCAGCAATCATCGGTCGTGCAGAACGCGGTCCTGGTATGCGTCCGGTAAAAGTTAATTCTTTTTCGGAGTTTGTGGAGATTTTTGGAAATCCTATTGCCGGTGGTAAGGGTGGTGACGTATGGAGAGATGGTAATTATACAGCTCCTACTTACGGCGCTTATGCTGCTTGGGCGTGGTTGAAAAACGAATCTCCCATTACTTATGTTCGTTTGCTAGGCGAACAGCATACCAACGCTACTGCGGACGGAGAGGCGGGTTGGGCAACGGCTCTGGTAGAGCCTACAGTAGACCAAGCGACCAATGGCGGAGCCTATGGTTTATTTGTTGTTGCTTCTAGTTCTGTGGCAAATCACGGAAGTGCATCATTAGCTGCGATTTTTTATCTTGATGAGGGCTCTATTCGCCTAAGCGGTACGATGCCGAATGACACCGTTGTAGGTGCTTCCGGCTCTGGTGCTGCTGCTCTTGTGAAATCTCAAGGTGGAAATTATGAATTTAAGGCTACAATCGCGAATTCGTCTGGTACAGATGTTCTGACCACGGCTTTTAATTTCTCTGATAATTCTGCGAAATATATTCGAAGAGTATTTAATACAAATCCGACTTTGGTGAATAACGACATTATTGCAACAGCGGGACTTAAAACTTATTGGCTTGGTCAAACCTTCGACAGGCATCTAAAAGATACAGTTGGTGCTGGTTCTGTTGCAGGTGATTGTTATGGATTTATTATGGCTCTTGGCAGCGGCTCATATGATGGTGCAGACTATCGCATGGGTTCTAAAAAAGCTGAAACCGGGTGGTTCTTTGCACAAGATTTATCAACTGATTATGCCTCTTACGATCCGGATGATATGCAAAAGTTGTTTAAATTTGTTAGCTTGGACGGTGGCGAATGGCTAAGCAAGAACATTAAAGTCTCTGTTGAAGATGTCAAATATAGCGAGAACTTAGATTATCAATATGGTTCATTTACAGTAACCATTCGTCAAAGCTCGGATAACGATGGGAAGAGAGTTGTTCTAGAGACCTTCACGGGTTGTAATCTTGATCCCTCTTCTCCCAACTACGTTGCCAAGAAAATTGGTACAAAATATCAAACTTGGGATGAGACCAACAGACTATATGTGACCTATGGTGATTATACCAATAGAAGCAAATTTGTTTATGTTGTAATGAATGACGACGTAGACTCTGGTCTAACAGATGCGTCTCTTCTGCCCTTTGGGTTCTATGGCCCACTGCGCTGCAATACTGTTTCTTTGACTAGCGGTAGTGCACCGGGAGCAACCGCCTTTGTTAAAGGTATGGGTAGCGTGCCTCATTCAACTTATGCAACAGTAGGTACACAAGCAATACATTCTGGGATTTCGGCATTTACTTGTTCTTTGGCCTTCCCCTCGGTTGCTCTTAGAACTACGGGGCTAACAGGAAATTTTAGTTCTCCTAGAGATGCTTACTGGGGCATTGACACTTGTCAAAGCGGTTCTTCTGCGAAGTTTGAGAAGAGTTTTAAAGATTTGGTTTATCCTCTGCCATCAGATCTAGATTCGTTTTCCGATGGTACTCTAACAGAGCATTCTTTTAAGTTCTCTCTGGATAACTTGAAGGTTGATCCGGCATCTTCTACCAACGCTCTGTATGCTTCGACTTATAGAACGGCAGGTACTTCTTATACTGCCTCTGGTTCTGCTGGTTGGAAGACGGTTCTTGATTCTGGGTTTGATCAATTTACAGCTCCTCTGTTTGGTGGATTTGATGGTCTAGATGTTACCGAGAAGGAACCTTTTAGAAATACTTATCTAACTGGTGGCACAGAATTAACAAACTACGCTTACAACACAATCCGTAGAGCGGTTGATTCCGTAAGAGATCCCGAAGTTGTTGAGTGCAATATTATGTCGATGCCGGGTCTTTCTAACGAAGGTCTAACTGGATATATTATTGATGCCTGCGAAGAAAGACGAGATTCTCTAGCTGTAATCGATCTGAATGGGGATTACAAACCTAGTGCAGAAAGCACCGACTCGGAAAGTTCTAGAGTTGGGACTGTTTCTACGGTTGTTTCTAATCTGCAGGGAAGAGGAATTAATAGTTCTTATGGTTGCACCTATTATTCTTGGGTGCAAGTCAGAGATACAATTAACGACGCTCTTCTGTGGGTTCCTCCTTCGGTTGTGGCAATTGGGGCTTTCGCCTATGGACAAAAGAATTCCAAGCTGTGGTTTGCTCCTGCTGGATTTAATCGAGGTGGTCTAACTGATGGTGCGGGTGGGATTCCTGTTGTTAACGTTCGTGCGAAACTGACCAAGAAAGACAGAGATAAATTATATGAAGTGAATATCAACCCTATCGCTTCTTTCCCACAAGAGGGGATTGTTATCTTTGGGCAGAAAACACTTCAGACTACTCAATCTGCTTTGGACAGAATTAATGTCCGTCGTCTGATGATCTATCTGAAGAAAGAGATTTCGACAAGAAGCAAAGGAATCTTATTTGAGAATAACGTCCAGGCGACGTGGCAAAAGTTTTACTCTAAAGTAGAACCGCTTCTGGCTAGCGTGAAGTCTAACTACGGTCTAGAAGACTTTAGAATCATTCTTGACGAAACCACTACGACTCCTGATTTACGTGACAGGAACATCATGTATGCAAAGATTCTTTTGAAGCCTGCTAAGGCAATTGAATATCTGGCTGTTGAGTTTAACATTACTTCTAGTGGTGCATCGTTTGATGATTAATTGTAATTACTTAGAGGAGAGGAAATAATATGGCTTTTTGGCGTGATGCAATAGGCGCGGACACTAAGAGAGCTTTTCGGTGGGTTGTTTATTTGGGCATCAGCGAAGTTCCCAGAATTGCCGCAAAAAAGATCGATAAGCCTAAATTTGAAGTCAATACAGTAGAACACCACTACATGGGGCACAAATTTAAATTCCCTGGTATTATGTCTTGGCAGGACATTAGTGCTACTTTTGTAGACTTTGGGTTTGGTGATGATACGGTAATGTCTCTTTTGAAATATATTTCAAAGGCGGGATATCATCCTCCGATTAACGAATCCGATTTATCCAATTCTATGTCTAAAAGTCGTTCTGTGGCAAGTCTTGGTTTAATAAAGATTGCGCAGTTAGATGAGGAAGGTGGTGAAACAGAAACTTGGATGCTCCACAATGCTTGGATATCGGCAGTTAGCCCTTCAACATTGGATTATTCCAGCGATGAGCTTTCAGAAGTGGAAGTTACCATTGTTTACGATTGGGCAGAATTAAACACTCCTCCCACTCGTCAGCGCGTTTTCCCGTAATGTTTATTTCTTCTCTTCTTGCTAAAATCCTCACATTAGCCTATTTAATGTGCTAATCTAGGTCCCCTTTGAGACTTAAACCATGAACTCCTTAGCTAACACGGCTACTCAATTCCTGCCCATGAGAGAGTTTCATTCTGGCCGTAAGGCCAGAACCAGAGCTTTCTTGACAGCAGGCTATCCCCGCCAAGGCGGCGGTTCTTTCATAAGTCGTAGTATAAATCTTCGACACATTGTAAATATAGCACACGAAACCGACTTATGTGAGATATATTTTATGTGTTTGAAGGGCTGTAGACAGCGCAGCATGAGCATTGGCGAAAGTTCGCCAGAAGGTAATAAAACATGGCAACAAGAAACGACGAACGACTTTTGGGAGCGCATCAAAAAACAACAGAAGAAGATGTAGCTTTCAACCCTCCGCCAACACAAGAAAAAACAAGATGGTTTGATCTTCCTGTTGAGACGGAAACAATAGAAATCCCAAGTAAAGGAAGATTTTATCCAGAGGGGCACCCTCTGAAAGATGCTGAATTCGTTGAAATTTATCATATGACAGCAAAAGACGAGGATATTCTTTCCAACAAAGATTTATGGAAAAAAGACCTTGCAATAGATAAATTTCTTGCTCATATCTTGGTGGATAAACACATAAACCCGAGAGAGCTGTTGGCTGCCGATATTAACGCAATTGTTATTGCTTCTCGGTCAAAATCCATATCTCCGAAATATGAGTTTTCTTTGGGCTGTCCATCTTGTGGGCAAAGAGTTAATAGTTCCGTAGATTTGGACAGTTTTGAGCTAGCCCCAGGTATGCCAGAAGGGGACGAAGTAATTGTAAAAACCGGCCCAAAGACATATGAAATAGAACTTCCCAAAACCAAATGGAAAGCACAATTTCAGCTTTTAACCCGAGACGAACAAAAAAAGATTAAGGAATTGACAAATCTTTCTGTGCTAGAAACTGCCGTTGTTTCCATTGAGAACGAAAAGGGGGAGAAGATAGCAAAGAATGACCCCAGGACTGCCGTATTCCTTCGTACAGCATTAGAAAAGCTTCCGATGGTAGACTCGGCCCATTTAACTTTTTGTTATTCTAAAGTGGCTCCTGATATTAAGAGAAAGTATCATTTTGCTTGTTCTTGTGGGTTCGAAGCGGACTCGGAGGTTCCGCTTGACCACAGCTTTTTTTGGAATAAATGATGAATATGTGGAAAAGGCTTGGGAGGCGATGTTTTTATTGGCATATTACGGGAATATTTCGATATTAACGTCTTATAATATGTCTGTTGGATTAAGAAGATTTTTGATCGAGAAACTATCTGCAAAGCTGGAAGAAGAGAAGCCAAAGAAAAATAGTGGCCCTCCCAGCTTTAATCATCCATAAACAATAAGAAATCACTAATTATTTGAGAAAGAAATCTTTTCTTTTTGGGAGAACTGTCCATGTCAAAAGACCAAGAACTACAAGAAATTCGCATTAATTTAAATGAAAAAGATAAAATAAACGAGGATAGATTTACAAGGTCTCTTGGTGTGGCAATACAGAATATTCTTAAAAGACTATTTGGGTCGGATTTTGCCATTCCTGTTAAAATTGTAGGGACCAAAGAGCAAGTAGACTTATTTTCTAAGGCTATTGCTGGAGAAAAGGGCTATGTCGACTCCATAACAAAATATGGGCTAGACAATCCCAAGACATATGCAAGCAAATCTTGGCTTTCAAAGGCTGTTGATTCTTTTCAGAAGACAACAGGTATTAAGTGGCCTTTTGGGAAATAAAAAATGGCAACTAAATCTACCATATCTCAAAATGCTGTTAAACTTCAAGAAGAATTAAATTCGGAATATCTAAACTCTATCAAACACGAAAAAGATTTACTAGAACTAGCTCGGAACAGGGGAAAAGCGCTTGTTGAAATTCTTACCTCGAAAGAGGAGCTTAATAAGCTTACAGAGCAGGAAATAGAGAAGAACAAGAAAGATTTAAAAACCCTGCAGGAATCTATCCCTCTCTTAGAGAAGAAAATAAAGCTAATAGAGCAATCGAAAGAGTCTTATGGACAATTATTTGATCTCTTCTTGGATACAAACCGAGAGATGACCCTTTTAGATAAAGTTATTGTTAAAACGTTTTCTTTGTTTACTCAGCCAGGAAAAAGAAAAGCTATAATTTCGGGAATCAACGAAATCTCCAAGGGCATAAGCAATAAATTTGTAAGAGGGTTTCAAGAAGCAGTTATGGCGTCCGATGATGCTGCCGCTTCTATTGCGAAACTGACAGGCACAGGAAGAAAATTTATGCCTGTTATGAATGACGTTGTTCTAAAAGGTCAAGCTTGGGGTGTTGGCTTTGATCAAGCGGAATCTTCTATTAACGCTCTTTATTCTTCTATGGTGGACTTTAGAAAAGAAGGGGCTCAAATTCAGCAACAACTTATTATGTCCACGGGGAAGTTGGAATATTTGGGTATTTCTGCCGAAGAAAGTGCAGAATTTCTTAATCTTGCGACAAAGGCATTAAATCAAACTTCCGAAGGCGCTCTCGAAATGCAAGAGAGCATGGTAAAAGCCGCTGTTTCCATGGGCCTTCCTCCGAAAGAAATGATTTCTTCTTTCTCTCGCGCAGCTCCAATGGTTGCCAGTTACGGGAACAGAATGACGTCTGTGTTTAAAAACATGGCAATTCAGGCGAGGAATGCGGGAACTTCTGTTGAAGATCTGATGAGTGCTGCAAAGAAATTTGATACGTTTGAAGGGGCAGCAACGGCAGCGGGTAGATTAAATGCGATGTTGGGGCAAAACCTTGTTAATAGTGTTGATTTGCTAACATTAGATTTAGATGAAAAACTTCCATATCTAATGTCGCAATTTGAAGCAACAGGGTTGGAGTTTTCGCAATTAACTCGTCAAGAACAAGAAGCCATTGCTGGTATTTTGGAACTAGATACGGCGACAACAGCAAAGCTATTTAATGCCGGTTCTGCTGGTCTTGAAGAATATAATGAACAACAGGCAGACATGAATAAATTGATTCAAGATGCTAGAACACTATCGGATAGACTTAAAAGCACTTTGGTTTCTTTGGGGAACACTATTCTTCCCCTAGTAGAAAAAATTTATCCCACTTTAGAGAAGATAGTTACAACGATACAAACACTTGTTTCTGAACATCCAGGAGGGTTGTTGGCCATTTTTGGTGTTGCAACTGCCATAAAGGGAGTCGGCTTTTTTGGAAGTTTATTTATTAATTTAAAAAGTATTGCTTCTGTTCTTGGGGGGGGCGGCGCTGCTACTGGCGGCAGTACGGTTGCTGGAGGGATGGCTAGCACCGGGGCTGCAGCTAAAGCGGCTGGTCCTAGTCTGTGGAGTATGGCGGGGGTTATTTTGGCAATTGGTGCGTCTGTGTGGATTGCTTCAAAAGGCATTTCGAATATTGCAGCTTCGTTTAAAGAATTAGACCCTGCTCAAATTTGGGGAGTTGTAGGAGCATTGGGAGCGTTTACGGTAGGTACAGGAATTTTATTGTTTACTCTTGGCGCAATGGGGCCTGTTGGACTAGCGGCTATTGGCACATTGTTGGCTCTTTCTGTAACATTTGTTTCTTTTGGTGTTGCAGCAAAAGGTATTGGAGAAGCGGCGGAAGGGATCGGCATGATGGTTAATTCTTTAACCGGCTTTGCCGATATGGCCGGTGACAAGATGTTAAAGTTTTTTGATTCTTTTTCAAATATGAATTGGTTTAATATTGGAGCGGGACTTCTTTCAACGGCTTCTGGTGTGTCTGCTTTGGCCTTGTCGTTGGCCGGGTTTGCCATGATAGGTGCTCCGGGTGCAGCTTTGTTGGGGGTTTTTGGCAAATCTATTTCTGGCCTTCGTTCTACTTCAAATAATTTTGATGGTGCGAAGAGAGGCGGAAGTGGGAAAGAGGTACATATTTCTCTCAATTTAGACGGCAAGGTATTTAAGAAGATTATTGTCGACACAATAAATGAAGAAATTAGAATAGACTCTAGGTCGGTTGCTTACTAACGAGGGCTAATCGTTGACAGAGATAAAAAAAGACGAACAATACGGCGTATCTTCTGATGGAAGAAGTCTTAAGCTTACGGGGAATGACCAGATATCACTTCCCGAAGTAAAAGGAACGGATTTCCTTGAAAAGAGGAAAGGGTTAATTATCCAATTTCAGCATATTCCTTCGGGAGAAAGAGTAGATTTTAAAGCGTTTCTGACTGATTATCGCGATACACATACTGCTGAATGGGAAAAAAATAAGGTATATGGTCGTATGGATGCGATGAGCATATATAAAGGAACAGAACGAGCAGTTACAATTTCTTGGAATGTTCCTGCAGAAAGCGAAGAAGAAGCAAAATTAAATTTGTATAAAATTGGTGTTTTGAAAAGAATGGTTTATCCCGTTTATGAAGACGGACAGATTTCGGCACCTCCTCTGATGAAGGCGAAGTTTATTAACTTTTTGACAAACAACGAAGGGGACACCGGGGAAGAAAAAAATACAACTCTTATCCCAAGTGGTGTTGTATGTTATATTGACGGAGCAATAGATTATGCTCCCGTTGTAGACGATGGGTTTTTCTTTGGCACTCTTGACTCAGAGGCGTTCCCAAAGACGATTTCTGTTTCTGTAATGCTTTATATTCTTCATACACATCTTCCAGGATGGACAAAGAAATCTTCGAAAGATGGGGCTCTTGTGTTTTCGGATGATAAGGTTGGGAATCGGTATCCGTTTGGATACATTGTTCTTCCAGAGGAAAGAACAGATAATGAAAAGTTTTCAACAGATTCTTCTGTTGGGGATAGTGTGAAAGAATCTCAAGAAGATGTTGTGTTGGGGAAGAAATAATGAGATATGTAATTTTGGAAGAAGTTAAAGATGTTCTTTTGCTTGAAGATAAAATTTCCTCTCTGAAAGAAAAGCTTCCCGAGCAAACAGAGCTAATCGACTTCTTTGCCTCGAAAGATCCGACGGGCAAACAGAAGTATTTGGAATGGGCTTTAAAAAGAACTCTTCAAGGCAACGAGAGCAAAGAGCTTGTTGCGGACGCATTTCTTAAGTTCGATCAGATTGGTCCTCGGCTGGAAAAGAAAGACATTAATCAATACGAAACGGCTGAAAGAGTCTTCGACGCAATCAACTATTACGAAACCGTGCAACGGAGCGAGAGATCGAAGGGGAAAGAGAAGAAGAAAACCGCCTATAAAGCAGCCGAAAGTGGCGAAGGGGAACATTTCCAAACTCTTTATGAGGACGATGAATACATCATGATTCGTCTGCTGTCGAGGGAGGGCTCTTGTTATTGGGGTCGAGGAACCCCATGGTGTATTGCAGCCCAAGGACAGAACTATTTCTATCAATATACGATTAACGATGGGGTCGTCTTTTTTAACGTCATAAACAAGACAGTTCCTTTGGAAGACGTCATAAGTAACAGGTTTTCAAGAATTAACTTTGCTGTTGTCGACCAAGGGGACGGTATCGAAACAACCGTAACGACAGTAGAGAACGAATATCCTGGCGGCATATTTACGGGAAATCTTCTTCAAACCCCGAGAGAAGTAATAGAAGAGATCGGAGGTCAAGACCGATTTAACAAATATGTTTCCTTGATGCAGAAGAACATGAAGGAAGTAACATATGACGATTGGCTAAAGTTTGTTGCTGCGGCTTTCAATAGAGATGAAGCGGAAGCGTATAATGTCGACGAACTCCGAAAGCTAATGAAGATTGTTCGAGCCGGGTATAATCCTTCCATCGAAATGATGGCGGAGATGTCGGAGGGTGGTATCCCCGAAGAGTTTTTAAAATATGAAAAACAGATTCAACGGCAAGGTTTGCTAAACAACAAGCTAAAAGATGCGGTAAAACAAGAAGAAACTCCCAACCTCGAATATGTAAAAGATTTAATTCGGAAGGGTGCGAACGTAAGAACAAGTAACAACCTTGCCATCCGATGGGCTTCGGCAAAAGGCCATGTTGAGGTCGTGAAGATTCTTCTTTCCGACAAAAGGGTTGATCCAACGGCCGATGACAACTATGCCTTCCAATGGGCTTCGGAATACGGCCAGGTTGAGGTCGTGAAGATTCTTCTTTCCGACAAGAGGGTTGATCCAACGGCCGGTAACAACCTTGCCATCCGAGTGGCTTCGGCAAACGGCCATGTTGAGGTCGTGAAGATTCTTCTTTCCGACAAGAGGGTTGTTCCCTCGGCCGATGACAACGCTGCCATCCGATGGGCTTCGGCAAACGGCCATGTTGAGGTCGTGAAGATTCTTTATCAACATAACCCCGACCACTATAATAAAGAAACACCAGGAATCGTCAGGAAATGGGATTTGGACAAGAAAGAAGAAATAAAAGAATCCTTTCTAAGAAGATTAATCAAAGAATCGTATAAAGAGGTTGTTAAATAATGCCCATCTCTCGTTATCGCAGGTTAAATCCTGTTATCAACAAAAATGAAATGTATGCTTCGGAGCTTAAGAAAAAGGGGCTTAAGCATATTTTACAATACAAAACTCTTCAACTGAAATATCCGACAAAAGAACAAATAAAAGAACTTGATGTTGTTAATCATACATGGAGAGCCGGGGACAAGTATTATAAACTTGCATATAAACACTATGGAGATGTTACTTTATGGTGGTTGATTGCTTGGTTTAACCAAGTTCCAGTAGACTGCCAATTAACAATTGGACAAATAGTTTATATTCCTTTGCCGTTGGAAAAAGTTATGATGATGTTTGAGGGATAAAGATGGAAAGAAGAGTAGGTGATCTTTATGACCCCAATGTCATAAAGCATTCGGACATTAGAGCGGCAGAAGCGACAATAGAACAAAGAAAAAAGCAGGAAGAGTCTTTTGATTCTGCTGTTAAAAAGATTCAAGAAGCTTTTTATCGTGGATTTAGAGAGCAGGAATATATTGCAGCCAACTTCGACAAGATAATTCAACAGCAAGAGACAAGGAATAAATCAAAATCTCATTTATATCTCACCACAAATGAAAGCTCAGAAAGCTTTATATCCAAGCTTTTAAGAAGAGAAGGAGCAGAAGAAATATTAAACATGACTCCTGCTCAACAAAGCTGTTTGGTTCCAAAAATACGACTATATAAAGTATTTCTTTTGGAAGGTGGGAAAAAGAAAGAAGTTGAGTATACTTTCAAGAACTTTATTGATACAAAGGACATAGAGAAGATATTTAAAGACAAGAAAGCAAGAGGAGGAGGAGCGGGTGTAGAATCTTTTAAATGGAGTTATGAGGGAACCGACCTTGCGACGTCGGATAGAAACATCTTGGCGTCATTAACAATATTATTTTCTTCTCTTGACGAGTTTTTCGAAGAGAGGACAATAGACGGAGAATATAAAATTGGTTTTTCTGATTTTACTTGGTTTAAGCAAAGATCCTCAATGGGTTGGTTGGGGAATTATGGAATAAGTGCTAAGAACAATCCTCCATTTATAGTTAAGGCTCATGTTGGCTGGTCTTTTGACCAAAACAATCCCCTTTTGTCAAAGAAATTAAAAGATGCTTTGAATTCTCACAATATCGTCTTGCAGCTTTTTCCTGTGAATTATCAAACGGAGATTGCTCAAGCTGGTTATGTGAGAATGACTTTTGATTTTATTTCTTCTTTGGAAGGCTTGATGAATTCTGCCGATGCAGATATTTTCTATTCCATCAAGGAGGCAGATAAGAAGTTTCAAAATTCGTTATTGAAGTTTGAAGCATATGAGTTGGACGACGAAGCAGAAAAAAAGGGCGTTGATATTAGAACTATAGAAAGGGATCTTGAGAAAAAGCGACAAGAAGAAATAAAAGAGCTAAGGCAACAGGAGATATATGCTGCATACAAGATTTTGTTGGAAATGTTAAAATGCAACGATCAAATATATTCTCTTGAAGCGGAGCCTTTGGATGTATTGTATCATCTTGAGGTTGATTTAACACCGGAAGAAAAACAAGCATATTTGGAGAAAATACCAAAAAATCAAAATTCCGATGCAAACGACCATGATGAACAGGCAAAAAAGATATTGCAAGGAAGCTCCCAATCTCCAGAGTTGTCTTACATTAATGGAAGATTTGATATTAAGTATTTCTTTTTTGGAGATCTTGTTGATGCTGCGATGAGGATCGTAGAGGGCAACAATCCCAAGATTCTTCAAGATTTGAAGATTTTATTTGGGAATATAACGATAAAAGGCGACGGAGGAGAGTTAAAAAGTATTTCTATTGCCGATTTGCCGATATCTCTTAACAACTATTTGACTTGGTTTAAAGCAAACGTTATTAAGACCGGAGTTCCCTCTGTGTTCCTGAAGAACTTTATCTTTGGTCTTTTGCAGAGCCTGATTAGACCCAGCCTACATCATCCAAAAGGGCTTTTGGGAAGATATCCTCAAAGCAAAAGAGTTTTGTTTTCTTCGACTGTTTTAACTTTTCCCAAGAAGAGAGATAAAAAAGTCATATCTGAATCTAATCAACAAATATCTCCGGAGCAGGAATCGTGGTTTATTGTGTTTGCTATTGATTACGAGGGAGCACACTTTAAAAAGATTGATGTTGAAAAAGATCAGAAAAATGGAGTATATCATCTTTATGAGGGGAGAAATCGGGGCATAACAGAAGAAATAAAATATGCGCAAAGAAGCGACGAGGCGTTAAGAAGCGTTCGTATGGCAAAGATTAAAAAAGGCATTGAAAGCTCTGATGGTTTGATGTTGTTGGACGTTTTTGATGCTAACGTGGCGTTGATGGGGAATAACATTTTTACCAACGGAAGTAAGATATTTCTTCATCCGTCTCCAATGCTTGCAAATGAAACAAACGCGAGAAGATTTGGATTGTTGGGGTATTATACTGTAATTAAAACGGAGTGTGAGATTACTCCTAGTAGCTTTAAAACAAATTTGACATGTATGACGGAAATGGTAATTGGGTTCAATGTCGGGGAAGAAGAGGGAGCTGTAACTCCTAGAAGCCTAGACGACGGTAATGTTTCTTCTACTCAAAGTTATAGCTCTGTAGACGGAGTTGAAAAATAATATGGTTGCAGATGGAAAAAACTCCATGTCCACGAGAATTCTTTTTAACAAGAGAATAGAATATCTTTCTCTTTTTGACGAGAGACTTGAATTAAACGGATATTATATCGACTTCCTTTATCGGCATCAAGTTTATGGAAAGAGTTTTAATGGAGTTTCTATAATCCCTAAGAAAGATAAGTTTGATGTTTATTTAGACTCTGGGAAGAAGAAAGAAAGAGGAGTAAGTTTTGTTGTATCGGCTTACGAATCCTTTAAGAAAGAGTTTGTTAAAATGGCCGGATGCTTGGATAAAAGCGAATTCAAAGATATAAAAGTTGTCTCTGGTTATAAAAACCCCGAGCAAGAATACAAAAATTATTTTGCAAACTTGGTAGACAACTCTTTTAAGAATGGGTTCTTTAAAAAGAAGGATTTTCTTAACTTCTCAAGACAGATAATAGCACTCTCAGAAAATACAAAACTACCATTTACGTTTACAGACTTTATTAATTCCAAGTATTGTGATCCTCTTTGCAGTGGACTTGGAATAGAGGTAATGAAAAAGTCTCATTCAGACGATTACCCAAAAACTGTTTTAATGTCGGACGACAATTATCCCCTTTATCAGAGCTGTGCTGTCCGATTTGGGTTTGCTGTAGATAAAAACGCTCCATGGAGATTGATGTTTAATCTTTATTCTGATGCGGCAAAGCCTTTTATAGAAAAAACAGAGCAAAACTCGGTACTTGAAGAATATTTCGAAGACGCGAAATATAAAGACTTGGATTTGCTAAAAGAAGTTATTATTGCTTCTTATCGCAAATACGTTAATAAAAAGGATGTTGACAAAGACGTTGGTTTTTGGTTTAATCTTTATCTTGGGTTAAAGCTGGAGTATTCGGATAAGGGGCTGTCTTTGGCCAAGAAAAAGAAGATTATTGAGAAATCTTGTGCTCTTTTAAAAGAACTTGACTTTGACCGTGCGATGCGATATCTTGAGGCCGAAACAAGATAAGGCAGCATGAATTTCATAGACGTTCTTTTTTCTTCTAAAAACGGTGAATCTGACGTTATTTACTGTGATGGTAGTATTAATGTATTATCTCTTTCAGAGTCCGGAAATCTTCCAGTCCCGAGTTTTTCTTGGTATCTATCGAGAGCCTTCCCTTGTGTTGACTCCGCCGCTTTGTACTGTTCCAATAAAAAGGTTGTCGACGTATGTTCGCAAAAGGAAAGGAGAGACTGGGAAAAGCTTTATGAAACATGGGCCGCATATCAGTGTGCAATTAAAACAGCTAAAGTAAAAGTAACTTCTAGGAATTTTGTTGATTTATTTTCTTTTGACTTCTTGCTTGAGTTTGCCGCCAAAAGAACTGAAATAACAAAAAAGATTATTGATTCGACCGAAAGGCCAAAGAATTATAATTTGCTTAAACAGGCGTCGTTTCTATTAGAGGACATAGCCTTTAAAAAACTTAACGTCTGTGCAGAAGCGGACGAAGACATAAAGAACGCTTTAAATAAAAGCCTACAGAGAATAGACTATAATCTTTTTGGTACTGTTACAGGGCGTCTGAGCGAGCGGCCGGGTTCTTTTCCGATACTTAGATTGCCCAAAAAAGAAAGACACATTCTTTGTCCCAACAATGATGTTTATGTCGAATTGGACATAAATGGAGCTGAAATAAGAACTATTTTACATTTGTTTGGGAAAGAACAACCTCAACACGATATCCACCAATGGAATGCAGAAAACCTCTTTTGCGGTAAACTTTCCAGAGAAGAAGCAAAAAAGAAAGTTTTCTCTTGGCTGTATAACCCAGAAGATGCTTCCTTAAAGATATTTGACAGAGAAGAACTAATAAAGAAGTATTGGGACGGGAAAAAGATTGAAACACCTTTGGGGCGAACTATAGAAATAGAGGATTTTCATTTTGTTTTTAATTATCTTATCCAAAGCACAACGAGTGATTTGTTTCTTGCGCAGGCACTAAAAGTTTGGGAATGTCTGAAAAAGAATAAGATGAGAAGCTATATCGCTTTCCTTATTCACGACTGTCTTGTATTAGATTTTGACAAGAATGAAAAACATAAAATAAGAGAGATAGAAGAAATTTTCTCTTCTACAGATTTTGGAAAGTATGTTATAAACCTCTCTATAGGGAAGAATTTTGGAGAGATGAGTAGGATTTTAGAACATGGTAAAAAAGTCTAGTTGTGCTGTAGTAATAGGAAATCAGCCCGTATTAGTAGAACAATTAAAGTCTTGGCCAGAACTCAAGAAAGTTTTTCTTGTGTCTTCTCGTGATGACTCTGATGTAGTAATTAAAGAGACAAGTCCCGAGAAGATAGAAGAATCTTTTGATAAGCTTTATTCCTCTTCAAAGTGTAATCTTCATAAATTTAATAAACTTGGCAATTCTTGTATAGCATTTGTTGATGGCTCAGACATCGTTTCTGCATGTAGTCTTCGTCTGCTTCAAAAAGTCAAGGACGCAGACATCAGAATAATTTTTTTGCTAAGACCTACGCCAACTTATAAAAATGACGTCAAACTAAATCGAAAGGTGGTGTATGGTGTGCTCCAAGAATACGCCAGATCGGGAGTTTTTAAGGAAATCTGCATAGTTGATGATTATTGTCTGGAGAAAATGATTCCTGCAACAACATTGTCCGAGATAGAAACTAAAAAAACAGAGCTTCTTCTTGGGACGTATAAAATGTTGTTGGCCTATAGAGAACAAGAGGGCGTTTTGAAACAAGACTTAACTCCTCCTAATTGCGCAAGAATTTATACTCTTGGAAGTGTCGATTTGGAAACGGGGAAAGAGAATCTTTTTTATGAAATATTTTCGCCTATTCTCAAAGCTTACTACTATTTAGTAAGCAAAGGAGACTACGAAAAACAATCAGGGTTATTGCAGGAAGCAAGAGAAAAACTTAATCGGAAACAAGCAGTAGACTACGTATACGACATATTTATTTCCCCATACGATAGTAAATATTTGTTTGTTATTCCGTATTCTGATCAAATACAGGAGATTATAACATCATGACAACACCAACTTGGAAAATTCTGTTTATGAAGAAAAATGGCGAAGCGAGAACAATGACTTTTCAATATTTGAGAGACCTTCCCAAATCCCTTTTAAACGAAAGAATAAAGGGCACGGGAAGACAACCAGCAAAACAAAATCAGGAGGTGGTCTGGGATGTAGACAAACAGGACTTTAGAATTATCAATTGGGATCAAGTAGTTGAGGGACCAGAAAAAGTTACAGCATAGTAACATAACAAGGAGAAACAAAATGTCACTAAACCTAGAAGAAATCAGAAAGAAATTAGACAGCATTAACAACCCCAAGAAGGCAAAAACCGGAGAAGGGAAATCGTATCGTTGGTCGCCCAAGGAAACAAAAACTTTTGCATTACGTATTGTGAACGTATCAGAACCCTTTGTTGAGGCTTCTATCCACTTTATTGGCGGAAAGAGTTTCCTTTGTCCTCGAAAGAATTTCAATGAGAAGTGTGCTATTTGTGAAATGGCTTTTGAGCTTTACAATACAAAAGATGCTGAGAAGATCCAACTAGCGAAAGATAATTACTTTCCTCGTGAGAGATATTTCTCGCCCATTCTTGTTCGCGGCGAAGAGGACCAAGGCGTGCGTTGGTGGAGCTATGGCAAAGGCGTGTACAAGTCAATGCTAGAGGAAGTTCTTAATCCCGACGTTGGCAACATCGCCGACGAAGAAAAAGGATTTGATGTGCTACTTTCATATGAGTACAACGAAGCTAATCCTCGCTTCTCCAAGAGCAGCGTAAAGATTGCTCGTCGCCCCACTCCGATTATGGAAGACTACGAAGTAGCCCGTAAGCTTGTTGCAGATATGCCGACCTTTAATCTTCTTTATCCTCGCAAGACTCCACAAGATGTGGAAATGATTCTTAGCGAGCATATGAACCAAGATGTTGGCAATTCCGAGGGAGGCACAGAAAAATATGGTGCTGCCAAGGAATCGGAAACTATTCTAACACAAGCAGCAGAGCCCCCGGTTTCTGGTGACGACGCTATTGACGCTGCGTTTGAAGAAAAATAGATTGAGATGAAAATGTAGAACAATACTCCGGCTGGGTTTATCTCGGCCGGAGTTGTTCTACATCTTTTAACTGAGGAACAATAATGACAAAGACAAGCTTAGAAAAAATTAAATCTATCATAAACAAAAAAGTCGGACATGACGTTGCTTACAATCTTACAAAAGATGAGTCTCCTGCAACAGTTAAAGACTGGATTTCTACAGGTTCTTTTCTTCTGGATTGTACAATCGCAAGGGGAATTAAAGCGGGAATTCCCGTAGGAAGAATTACAGAAATAGCCTCTTTGTCTGGAGTTGGGAAAAGTTATTTGGCAGCGCAAATTGCGGTAAATGCCCAAAAGAAGGGCTATCACGTTGTATATTTTGATAGCGAGAGAGCAATAGACTCAGAGTTTCTTATCAACGCCGGATGCGACTTAGATCATCTTACCTATATTCTTCCAGACGATATACGACAAATGTTTGAAATCATGGAAGCTGTTCTTTCAGAAGAAGAGATGGGTAGAGTTGTCTTTATTCTCGACAGCCTTGCCATGCTCCCCGACTTAACTGATGTTGAAGGAGATTTTAATCCAAGTTCTTCGGTTTCTGTTAAGGCAAGAACTATTTCAAAGGGTATTTCGAAGCTGCTTGGACCTCTTAACAGGGCTGGGGCCACTTGGGTAATCTTAAATCATCTTAAGACAAACATTTCTCCAGAGGCTTCTAGCAAATACGCAACAGATGAAGTTAAGTATTTTACTCCTGGTGGGCTTTCTGTTGCTTATGCTTGCCATCTTCGTATTTGGCTTGTTAAGCCTCATGCAAAAGCCTCTTTCGTTGAGGACGAGAAGGGGTTTATTATTGGCTCAACAGTAAAAGCGAAGCTTATTAAATCACGATATGGGACCGAGAAAAGAAAGTGTGAGTTTAAGATTTTGTGGGGAGACCCCAACAGAGTCGGAGTTTGTGATGATGAAAGTTTGTTTGAGGTAGTTAAAATCTCTCCTAGATATCGTACAGGCGGACCTTGGAAGTTTCTTATGGGAGATGACAAGCAAGAAGTAAAGTTCCAAGAGAAAGATTGGAGCGATCTTCTCAAGAACGATGCAAACTTTTTTGCTCTTGTGATGAAGGTTGTTGAAGAAGAGATGGTTGTGAACTTTAACGAAAAAAAGAATGCAGCGGATTTCTATTTCGATAAAGAAACAGACGAGGGACACAAAGAAATTCCTAACTTTCCCGACCAACCAACGGAAAAACTCAATGAAAAGAAGGGCTCTTCTGTAGTGTCGTTTGGAGAGAAGGACGAAGAATAGTTTGACTTTTCCCTCTCGCTGTGCTAATCTGTCGCTCTTGCAAACGGAGAGGGAGAAATGTCAGTAATACATTCCGTACCAATTCAACAATCTTTTTTCTCTGACAAGCCAGACCTTCCTAATTTCTTGGAACAGTTCAAAAATGTTTTTGACTGCGGAGGGTTTGTCGCTGGCGGCCTTCCTCTGATGTATTATTATTCAAATATGGACTTGTGGGAGATTTTAACAACAAATAGGAGGATAGAAATTACCCCAGAGAATAATAAAGTTTTTGAGGAACATCGTGGGTTATACTCAAGTCTTATTGGTCTTGCAGGGGATTTGGACGTTTGGTTTTCTTCAAAAGAAGAAAGTGATTTGTTTCATAAAAAGTTTATAAAGCAAGGCAAATACAACAAACACCTAATCGCTTTTTCAGATAATCTTACAGTTGAATATTGGAAAAATGTACCAAACACAAACTATGGAAAAAAGACATTTGCAGAAACATATAAAATGGTTGATACAAGAAGTTATCTTACTAGAAAGCTAGAAAAAACTCCTTTGATAAGGAAACTTGTAAAGAGTTTCATAAAGCCTTCTCCCAAACCCCACACGGTGCAGCTTGTTTCTAGCTTTATGGACACCCCAGAAAATATTGTTTCTAATTTTGATTTCTTTAATTCCATGGTAGGATTTAATGATAAGCGGGTATTTTATCATGAAGACTTTTCTTCTTGTGTATCAAATAAGGTTTTAAAAATTAACAAGATGCAGCATTTGAATCTTTATCGACTTACAAAGTATATTGCCAAATATGATATTCGGAGTATAGAAAATCAAGAAAATCTTGTTGAATCAATATACAATAATCTACACGCCGAAGAGGATAAGAGCACTGTTCGAGAAAGACTTACTACGCTTTTGACGACAGAAAGCATATTGCTTTCTTTGCTAAATAATGATACAGTATCTATGTTGGCGAGCATATTATCGTGTACACAATTGTTTAAATTAAGAGAGAAAGTCGACGGAGTTTTTAAGGCACCTTATTATTATTCTTATGTTCCATGAGGAAAATCATGCGAGAAATCCACAACATCGACATTACGAATCGTATTGCGAAGGCTGTGGAACTGGCTCGTAAAGTCGCAGATGCTTCTGCTTGCGGGTTTCGTCATGGAGCTGTACTGATCAATAACGGTGGGGCTTATATCAACGCGGCCTCGAACAAGAGGAATTATTCTTCTTTCTGTAACAGGTTCGACTTTCGTGTAACTAACGGAAATCTTAAGGCATCTCGTCATGCTGAAAGCCGGGCCTGTCTGAATATTCCAGCAGCTCTTACTGTTGGTGGAACCATTGTTGTGGTTCGTATTGGCAAGAACGGAGAGCTTCGAAATTCTCGCCCTTGCGAGATGTGTCAAGCAGTGATGGACTTCTGCGGCATCAAGAAGATTTATTATTCTAATGATGACGGCAGCTTGTCTATGATCAGGGCATAAACAAAAATGAGAGTAGTATTTATTGACAGTTTAAATTCTTTATTTATCCGGAATTATGTTGTAAACCCAACTCTTTCTTTAAACGGCGCTCCGATTGGAGGGGTTGTTGGAGGACTTAAGTCTCTACAGTCAATGATAAATTATATAAAGCCCGACGAGGTGGTTGTCGTCTGGGATGGTCTAGGAGGCTCAAGGCGTCGTCGAGCAATTGATAAAAACTATAAGGCTGGAAGAAAGCCAATTAATCTCAATCGTTCTTTGCAAATAGATCCGCAAGACGAAGAAAGAAATAAGTTTTGGCAGCACGCCAAGCTTATCGAATATCTTTCTTTTTTGCCGGTAAAGCAATTGATTTATGAATCGGTAGAGGCTGATGATGTTATTGCGTTTCTAGTTCATCGCGAGAAATATAAAGAAGCACAGAAAATTATTGTGTCTTCTGACAAGGATTTCTTTCAACTGATCGACAAAAATACGATAGTATACAGACCGATTCAGGACGAGGTGTTGTCGATAAAAAAGATCCTTGAAAAGTATGGGATTCATCCGAGAAACTTTGCTTTAGCCCGTGCAATATCAGGAGACGACAAGAGTGATAATGTTCAAGGAGTTGGCGGAGTTAAGTTGAAGTCTGTTGCAAAAAGATTTGATTTTCTTAAGGAAGAAAAAGAATATAGTATAGACGACGTTGTAAAGTTCTGTCAAAACGTCGAGAAACCACTAGTTATACATAAAAACATTCTTTCTGGCCGAGATCAAGTAATACAGAATATGCGAATGATACAGTTAGATAGCCCTCTCATTTCTCTTCAGGCTCAGGGAGAAATTCGAGAAGAAATAGAGAAGAGGGATTTAGTTTTTCGTAAGTCAATGTTTACACAATCTGCAATTAAAGATGGGTTTGCTGAATTGAATTGGACTCCACTTTTCCAGTGGAGCAATCGAGTTATGTCGGAGATAAAATAATCTATGACAAAAAAGGAAGTACGAGAGGTAGAAGACTTTTCTTCTTTTGGTCTGTCGTTTCAAGAAGAAGTCGTAAAGGCGATGACTTTTGATCATCTTTATTGCGATCAAATCACGGAAGTTCTTGAAACGGTATTCTTTGAATTTGAATATCTTAGATTTTATGTACAAAAACTATTGGCCTATAAGAAACAATATAAAGTTCATCCTTCGCTAAATATTATTTCTGCTATCTTGGGAACTTCTGAAAATGAAACGGATGAAACTTCGTATGGGCAAGCAAAAGAACTATTGTCGAAATTTAAAACAGAGCCTGGCCTTAGTGTAGACATAGAATATATCAAAGATTCTTCAATAAAGTTTTGTAAGAAGCAGAACCTAAAGAAGGCAATGCTTCAGTCGATTAAGCTTATGGCTTCCTCTTCTTTCGAAGAGATAGAAAAAATAATTGTAGAGTCTCTTCGACTTGGGTTGGACAACGATATTGGACACGATCTTGTAAGAGACTTTTATGCGAGATATAAAACTCAAGAAACCAGAACTCCGATTTCTACAGGTTGGAACTACATTGACAACTTAATGCAGGGAGGCTTGGGAATAGGGGAAATCGGTTTGGGGATGGCTCCTACGGGGGGCGGGAAAACCATGATGCTTGTGCATCTAGGAGCGCATGCACTAAAGCTTGGTAAAAACGTATTGTACATCACGCTAGAGCTTTCGGAAAGCGTAATAGGAAGAAGATTTGATGTGTGTTTAACCAAGGTCCCCCCAGAGCTTTTGTTTGGCTCACAAGAAGCAGTGTTTGGGGACTTGCAGTCTTTGGTAAAAGGAAGACTTGTTGTAAAGAAATTTAGAGCGAAAGCAGCATCAGTACAAACACTTAGAAACTATGTTGAGAAGACAATAAAAAGAGATTTTAAACCTGACTTGGTTCTTATAGATTACCTTAGCAAAATTAAGCCCGTTGTTGTGAAGAAAGACGGATGGTCGGAAACGGAAGATATTGCAGACGACCTTCGTTCTATGGGAGAAGATTTTGGTTTCCCAGTTTGGACAATGGACCAGCTAAACAGGACGGGTGCTCAGGCGGAAGTTGCAACGATGGAGCATAGTTCTGGTGGTTATGGAAAGAATTTTCCATGTGATTTTGTTATGGTTGTGTCAAGAAGTCCGGAAGAGAGACAAAATAAAGCTGGACGTATGTTTATCTCCAAGAACAGATTTGGAGACGATCAAATGGTATGCCCTGTCTATATGGACACAAGGGTAATTGATATTAATGTTTCGGCGCCCGAGGAAGCCATAGAAGCGACAGGGCCAAAGAAAGCCTCGGAGCTACAAGCAAGTGCCTTGCAGGCAGCATATAATAAGGTAAAGACAAAGAAGGACATAAATTGATGTTTACAGAAGAAGAAGTACGTAAAGCAACGCTTGAATATTTTGAGGGGGACGAGCTAGCAACAGACGTCTGGATGAAGAAGTATGCCCTCAGAGATAAGGAAGATTTGTTTTTAGAGAGCTATCCGGACGAAACAATCCGGAGGGTGACAAAAGAGTTTGCAAGAATAGAAAAAAAATATCCCAACCCTCTTAGCGAAAAGGAAATATACGAAGCCTTACGCGGGTTTAAATACATCGTTCCTCAAGGAAGCCCGCTTTATGGAATAGGAAACAATTATAGTTTATCTTCTTTGGCAAACTGCGTTGTAGCAAGACCGCCAGAGGACAACATTTCTTCTATTTTTGAAAGCGGAAGAGACTTAGCCAATCTTACCAAAAGAAGGTGCGGAGTTGGTACGGACTTATCTCTTTTACGCCCGGAGGGTACTGGAGTAAATAACAGTGCTAAAACCACTTCGGGTGCTTGGAGTTTTGCTGATTATTATTCAAATGTTGCAAGAATGATAGGACAAGGTAATCGAAGGGCGGCTCTTTTAATCTCTTTGGATGGTAGACATCCTGATGTAGAGAAGTTTGCATCTATGAAGAAAGACCTTAAAAAGGTTGTTGGAGCAAATGTTTCAATAAAGATTTATGACGATTTTATGAAGGCAGCTTTAAATGATGAAGAATACGAACTTCGGTGGCCAGTAGAGGGACCGGCAAAAGTAACAAGAAAAATAAAAGCAAAAGAACTTTGGAAGCATATCACTAAGTTAGCTAGAGATACAGCAGAACCTGGCATTCTTTTTTGGTCTAGAATAATCTCTTATTGTCCCGCTTCGTCTTATCCAAGGTTTAAAGCTGTTTCTACAAATGCTTGTTCTGAACTTCCTTTGTGTGTTAACGATGGATGTCGCCTTCTTCTGCTTAATTTAAAATCTTTTGTTGACAGCGCCTTTGAGGCTCCACAAGTCAATTTTAAAAAATTGCGTTCTATGACACACGTTGCGCAAAGACTTTTGGACGATTTGGTTGATTTGGAAATGGAGAAAATAGAAAAAATCATTAAAGTCTGCGATACTCAAGATGAAAAACAAATTTGGCAAGAAATGTTTGAATCTGCAAGAGACGGAAGAAGAACAGGTCTTAGTATTACTGGCCTTGCAGATATGTTTGCGGAATTAAAGTTGTGTTATGATTCTTCTGAAGCTATAGCAGTAGCGGATGAGGTCTTTAATACAATAAAAACTTCTGCCTATGAAAGCAGTGTGACTCTTGCAAAAGAGAGAGGTGTCTTTCCTGCTTTTAAATGGGAACTGGAAAAAGATAACGAGTTTATTCTTTCTCTTTCGAAAGAGCTGCAAAAGGAAATAAGGAGTTTTGGCAGAAGAAACATTTCTATTTTAACTTGTTCTCCCGCTGGTTCTATTTCTCTTCTAACACAAACCAGCAGCGGGATAGAACCAGTATTCCAGAACTCTTATACCAGAAAGAGAAAAACTAATTCAGAAGAAAAGACGATTGGTAAAGAAGACCTTGTAGGCGATAAGTGGGTAGAATATGAAGTAAAGCACTCTAACCTTACAGAATACCAAAAAAAGTTCAACACTACAGATATCCCAGAATACTTTGTTTCGGCGAATGAAATTGATTGGAAGCGCCGAGTGGAAATGCAAAGTGTGATACAAAAACATATAGACCACTCCATATCTTCTACGATTAATTTACCAGAAAGCACAACCGCAGAACAAGTAGAAGAAATTTATACTTATGCTTGGGAAAAGGGGCTTAAGGGAATAACTGTTTATAGAGAAGGCTCCAGAGATGCTGTTTTGTTTACCTCTAAGGAAAAAGCAAAGCAAGAGAACGGGAAGACATCTAACCCCTTTAATATTACAAAGGCTCCCAAGCGTCCTCTATCATTAAAATGTGACATCCACAGAGCGAAGATAAAAGGAGAAGAGTGGACTATTTTTGTTGGTTTGTTAGACTCTAAGCCATATGAGATTTTTGCTGGTCTATCGGATTTGGTGGAAATACCTACAAAACATACAACAGGAATTATCGAGAAGACAAAATTTAAATCTAGAAGTAGATATGATCTCGTTTACGGAGAAGACGCAACAAAGATAAAAGATATTGCAAAAGTCTTTAATAATCCTACAGAAGGGGTTATGACGAGATTAATTTCTTTATCCTTGAGACATGGAAGTTCTCCTTCTTTTATCGTGGAGCAGCTTAATAGAAGCGAAGATGGAGATTTTTCTTCTTTTGCCAAGGTTATTGCAAGAATTTTGAAAAGATACATAAATGACGGTGTTTGTGTTTGTGGAGGCGACAGTATTTGTCAAGAATGTGGGCAAAAGCTGGTATATGAAGGTGGTTGTGCCGTTTGCAAAACTTGCGGGTATTCAAAATGCGGATAGCAAAAAAGATCTTGACTGTTGCCAAGGAGTGTGTTTTAATACTCTCCGATAAAGAGGACGTCGTGCCCAAGGTAAAAGAACTTACACCAGAAGAAAAAGAATTCAAAGAACTGCAATCTGCCGTAAAAGATGCTCTCTTTGTGGCTTCTCAGTTGGTAGCAGATTTTATTCTTCTTTCGGAATCTATTTCAACACTTAATAAAAGCGTCAAGCAGCTTGACCAGCGGGTTGCTTCTATTGAAGAATTCCTTGCAAAAGAGGAAAAAAAGCTGGAGATTAATTAATGAAAAAACAATGGCTAATCGCATATTGCATAGGCTGTAAGAGGATAAAGAGCGTTCAGCCATTTGATGCTCTTGAGCCCGAGAAGGCAAAGTTGTTTATAAAAACTATACGGAGAGGCAATAGAACTAGGACAAAAGATAATGTCCAACATTGGAAGGTGGGGATTCGAAGTTCAGAAATTGCGCCTGTAGAACAAGACTGCCCATGCGTGAGGAGATATTGGTAATGTCGACTCCTGTTAAATATGTCTACAACTATACGAATCCGGATGGATTAGAAAAAGAAATAGAGATTAATTTTTCTGTCTTGGTGAGAAAACTAACAGATTTCGACCTAATGATTGAAGCGTTTAAAATGACATCACATAAGGAAATTAAAAAGATATCTCTAAGTGCTGCGTATAAATCTGAACACTCACCCATTAGAACACAGATGTTTTGGATTGAAATGTATGGCATTCCGCATTTTGTTTCTACTCATTTCCCAAGGCACTCTGTTGGCAATTCTTTTTATGTGAGAACAGGAAGAGAAGACAGAGGCCAAAAGGGAGAACAAGACAGATGGACTCCCTCTGATATGGCGATGCTGGTAAATGCTCAATCGCTAATAAACATGTCGAGGAAGAGGCTTTGTGCGAAGTCGCACGCCGTGACTCAACGAGTGTTCCGAGAGATAAAGAAAAATGTAGCCAAAGTTGACCCGGACCTAGCTAAGTATATGGTTAGAGAATGCATCTATAGAAACGGCTTTTGCCCAGAGTTTAAGTCGTGTGGTTTTATAGAAAACAGAGGGAAATAATGAAAAAACAAATGTTGATTTTTGAAGACGAGCAGATGGTGCATTGGAGAATTCCGTGTCAGTGTGGTATAAGAGAACACGACATAGAGCTTACTATAATAAAGGACGAAGAGGGGGAGATTTATAATTGGGTTGATCTCAGAACGCAAATGTTTGCTGATAGCTTTTGGGAAAGGATTAAAGAAGCTTTTTCAATTCTTTTTAGGGGTAGGACAACGGACAAAAGCGAAGTCTTTTTGTTCGACGAAGAAAATATTGAGTCTTTTATTGATGCCCTAAAGAAATCCGCAGAGAGAATAAAAGAAATATAAGCTTGTGGAAGGTTGACGGAGCGGCTATCGTGCCCGCTTGGAAAGCGGCGGCCAACCGAAAGGTTGCAGAGGTTCGAGTCCTCTACCTTCCGTAGAAAGCAGAAAGGTAAAAAGAAATGACACACACTTTTTCGAAGTTTATTATCCAGCTTGACGACCCGGAGTGTATGCCGACGAAAGCAAATCCTACAGATTCGGGTTATGACCTTAAGGCTTTTCTTAAAGAGCCTTTGGTGCTTGAGCCGGGACAGTGGGCGTTGGTTCCTTGTGGATTTAAAATGCAAATGCCTATAGGCGTTGATGCGCAAATTCGTCCAAGGTCGGGGTTGGCTCTTAAAAATGGAGTTACTGTTGCAAACTCTCCCGGCAGTATTGATAACGAGTACCGTGGCCCAATTGCCGTAATCCTTTATAATTATAGTAAAGAGCCTTACACTGTGTTTCCCTACTCAAGAATTGCGCAAATGGTGTTTGGTTCTGTGGTATATTGTGATCTTACTGTTGGAGAGGTTAATACAAACACCAGCAGAGGCACGGGCGGATTCGGGTCGTCAGACTAGATAAAACCAAAATTTCCTCCTATTTATATAGGAGGGAAACAAGATGTATGGAGAGTATGAAATTTTAGAAGAAAAGACCAAAGAAGAATTCGGCTATTCTACTGGTGACTTAAAAAAAGGCTCTCACAAACCTGTTTGGTTAAAGTGTCGAAGATGTGGGATTGAAGCGATAAAGGAATATAAATTTTCGCAAAGAAGGCACCTTTGCCCTTCTATACAAAATGGGGAAAAATGGTGTTATAAGTGTAAGAAATTTCTACCATTATTAGATTTCTCGAAAAACAGACATACCTTAACAGGGTACCAGAAGGTTTGTAAAGAGTGCTTTGCAAATTACAGTTGTGTTCAAGCAGGGTATAAAAAGAAGTCTTTTAAGATGAAAAGCGATTTAAAAGCTTACTTTAGACAAAGGATATCTTCAATATCTTTCTCGTGCAGGAGGAAAAACATTATTTGTACTTTAGAAAAAGATGATATTTACGATTTATTCCTAAAACAAAAAGGAAAATGCTTTTACACAGGTAAAAGCATTAGTCGTAATTCTGGTATATTTCAACACGATAGTGTAAGCATAGACAGAATAGACCCAACAAAAGGATATACAAAAGAAAACATTGTTTTGTGTTGTTTCGCAATTAATTCTTTAAAAGGAAGTTTAAGCATAGAAGAATTTGTTTCTTTTGTAAAAGAAATAATACCTGGGCTAAGCTCTTTTATAAAAGAGTTAGACAGAAAGTACGAGAAAGATGAAGTATAAACTTTTGTGGTACTCTGTGAAAAATGATATTTGATATCATAGTTTCTAAAAATGGAGTTGTTTTAGACCTAGGTTTAATTGTCCGGAAGGTTAAAGACTAGGAAATAGATATTTTGTTGTAGTTGCATTGTCTTAACAAACGGTGATCTAGAATAGAAGATATCACCTAAGGAGAAAGAAATGACAGAAAACGTTGACGAGAAACCCAAGAGCACAGAGGAAAGAATTGCAGATTATCTAAAGTCTATTGCTACGATTGATGCTACTATTGAGCCGTACAAGGAGCAACGAAAGGAACTTCGGAAAGGCTACGTAGATAACAACTGGCTTACAAAGGAACAAATTAAAGACATTATGATTGTCTATCGTCTCCGTAAGAACGGGACTAATTTTCAAGATCTAAGCGAGATGCAGAAGAAGATTGTCAAGATGTTGGGAGACTGAGATGCACCTGAAGCCAACAAATAAGTGGATGGTCGTAGAAAAGGTCGACCTTGAAGAACTATCAGAGGGTTTGTCCAAAGACAAAGAAATTAATCTTCTCTTGCCTGTGGATAAAGCTAAAGACAAGGCTCAAGACTTCGTTGTGGTTAGAGCAGACACGGGACCAAAAGCCACCTATCTTGTGGTTGAGAACCTCCTTCAGTCTGTAAAGATCCTAGATAGAGAGTTCTTTCTTATTCGAGAACACAACGTCGTTGCTTACATCGAGCTTTGAAATGATCGATGAAGTTCTTTTTCTACTCAAGGCCCAGAAGACTTCCTCGCGCTAAAGCCTACAGAACGTTTGCAACTATTGTAATAGGCTGCAATTTTCCTTCTATGCTGTGTGCTTCCCTTGCGTTGAAAAGACCTGGGATTGCGTATACAAGAAAAATAGATCCTCTTCCGTGGGAAGTCAGTAGACTTAAGTGGTTTAGAGAGAATGTTTTTTATACTTCTCTGTTTAACGGAGCTATGCTGAACGATAGCGCAGCAGATAAAATCGTTGTGGATGGAGAGAAACGGCTTGTCCATATAATATATGGCGGGCGAGAATATTCTTATCAATACAAGAAGTTGCTTGTTTATGACACACATAACGTGGAAGGATTATCGAAATACAAAACAGGAGAAAGAAATCCAGAAGACGTTAATGTTTATTATTTTGACTGGGCTAATATGATAGACATACAGGGAGACTGGAAGTGCCATTTTGGACAGCAGAGATTTTTTAAAAGAGAAGAGAAACTTTGTTCAATTATACATTTTCCTTTAGTTGGTCTTGGCAAGACTCCTGTTCTTAAGAAGCTTTCTCAGGCGTTTAGCAAGCCTTACACAAATATTATTTCTGTGTCTCGTCTTAAGCTTAAAGACATACAGGGAGAAGAATTGCGAAGATATTCCCAAGGAGAAGTGTTGGAATATCTTAGCTTTTTTATTAAAAACACTCTTGGGTTAGTTGGGAGAAAGCGGATGTGGAGATCAAAAGAGAAACAGCCCGAAGTCTCTTATTATCCGATTTATTTGGATATGGTTAGAAGAGAAGAATACATAGAAGACCCCAACGTTTATTACGATCCAGAGAAGAGAATACAATTCTTTTTGAAAGAGGAAGATTATTATCCTCCTTGGCTTAAATATTTACAAAATACTCCAATTACAAATGCAGCTTCTTCTTATTTGTGGGATGCGATGAAGATGTGGAAAGGAAAGGCAGAAAGTGGAAACGACCTTTACTTCGAAGAATACGAAAGAGATGATGTCTGGAAAGATAAAAAAGATTCTGACCATTCGGGATCTGAGGGAGAAGGATCGGGATGTGACGAGGCCGGTGGGCTTTACGTCGACCGCGATAATTCCGATTAGCGGTGACTTTCGAAATACTTCTTTTTATTGGAATGATTTGTATATCCCCGTCGGTAAAGGTCTTTTAGCTTTTGAGAGGACAGCATATGAGGCGGCTCTTTTGGGTGCAACTTCAATTTATGTTGTAGTAAACAATAAACAATATATTCCCATACGAAATAGACTTGGGAATTGGATGTACTCTCCTGCTTTTGCTCGCAAGTATCTTTATCACAAGAACCTTTTAGAAGAAGGCAAAGGACATGCGTTCCCAAACTTAAATTCTTTAAGGAAGAGAATCCCTATTTTTTATATTATCTCCGACTTCGAAGAGGAAGGAGTTAATACTCTGTTGTGGTCTACTTTAAAAGCGATGATATTGACAACAAAGATGTTTGAAACAATATCAGCATATGCTTTGCCGGATAAATATCTTGTAATGTTTCCTTATTCTGCAACCGATTTAGACTTTTTGAACGAAGTAAGAAAAACAGCTATGAGCTGGGAAGGTGGTAATATCTTCTTTGAGAGAGATGGGAAAACAATTTTAGACGGAGAGTTGTGCCCTTTTATAATAAGATACAACAGGTTTGTTGAGTTTGTTAAGGCATATTACTCTTCTGTCAATAAGAAAAAAAAAGAGTACGAGTCTCTTGAAAAAGCCCTTAAAGAAAACTTCTATAAGAAGATACAGTTTAAAGAGGTATTTGAGAATATTGCGCGACAGGAAGATGATATTTTCTTGACTCCCACTTGGTCCTATGATATTACTCTGTGGGAAGGATATAGAAGCTTCTTGCTAGAAACAAAAGAGTTCCCCGAGCGAGAAGAGTTCCTTTCTAAAAAAGAATTCATTCCTCGTCAAACCCTTCAGGCGATGGAGTTTTTAGGTAAAAAATAAACATGGTAAAATTTGTAAATCTTCATTGCCACGATACGTTCTCGGTGTTTGACGGATTCGGTTATCCCAAACAATTTATGGAAAGAGTCCACGAGACGGGGGGTGAAGCCCTCGCCATCACGAACCATGGTAACATGAACTCCATGGCCTACCAACTATTTGCCGCAGAAGAAATGAAAAAAGAGGGGAAGATAGTAAAACCAATATATGGAATTGAGGCGTATATTATTCCTTCTTTTAAGAAGTGGAGAACGGCATACGAAACGGCCAAAGAGAACAAAGAATTAAAAAAGAAGAAAGAAGAAGAGATAAACGCAACGGTTATTGAAGACGATCTAAAGAGGTTTTCAAGGACAAAGAAGACAGAAATTAATAAAAGAAGCCATATACTTCTTTTGGCTCAAAATCAAGACGGGCTTAAAAATCTATTTCAACTCGTCTACAACTCCTACAAGAGAGAAAACTTCTATAGATACCCCAGAATAGATTACGATATGCTTCGTTCATATAACAAAGGCATTATTGCAACAAGTGCTTGTGTGGGCGGAGTTTATTCTTCTAACTTTTTTGATAATTACGAAAAGGGAACAGACTATATTCTTTTAGAGATGCGCAAGACAACGCAAGCTATGTTGGATATCTTTGAAGATAGATGGTACGGAGAATTACAGTGGAATGACTTTGTTGAACAGCATGATTTAAACCAACTAATAATACAGCTTTCAGTTGAGATGGGGTTTAAGCTGGTTTCTACTGCTGACGCACACTACCCAAGGCCCGAGTTGTGGAAAGATAGATTTCTTTACAAGAAGTTGGGTTGGTTAAACTCTAAAGACAGCGAGCAGGCAAAGCTACCAGAAACCGTAGAAGAAATCGGTTATGAGTTGTATCCAAAATCTGCAGAAGAAATGTGGAGAGATTATAAAAAATATTCTCTTAAACATAATTCTTTTTATGAAGATGACACGATAGAAAAGAGTCTCGATAACACATATGACATTGCTATGAACAGGATAGAGAATGTCGATATGGACAGAAGCTATAAACTACCTTCCTCTGTTGTCCCCACTGGCCAAACTGAAGAAGGGGCTTTAGCAAGGAGGGCAGTGGCTGGTCTAAAGGCCAAGGGGCTGTATGAAAAGAAAGAATATGTAGACAGACTGAAACATGAGCTTAGGGTTGTAAAAGACCGAGGATATTGTAAATATTTTCTGGCAATGAAAAAGATAATAGACAAAAGCAGGAATTTTTGTCTGACTGGACCAGGGCGGGGCTCTGCTGGAGGTTCTTTAATTGCGTATGTGTTGAACATAACACATGTCGACCCTATTAAATATGGTCTTTTGTTTGAAAGATTTTTATCCGAAGGTTCGAGTCCCGACATAGATTGTCTTTGGAGCGGGCACGAAGTACGAGTTTCTGGGGGATATAAAAAACTTCGAGATGTTCTAATAGGAGATGTTGTTATAAACGAGTTTGGAGAGAACTCCGTGGTTTCTGCTGTTTTTAGTAGAAATGTGCGGCCGAAAGAAAAAGTATTTTCAATAGTAGTACAACAAGTAGAAGAAGATATTTTGGGTATTATTATTGCGGGCGAAACGCACAAGTTTATTCTTTCAAGTGACAGGGTTACTAAGACAAAAGAATTAAAAATTGGTGATTCTTTGAAATCTATTGGCGGGGAAGTAGTGGTGCTGGAAATAGAAAAGATGTCAAAACAAAAAAAAGAAAGAATAGCTTTAACCGACATTTCTTTATTGGGAGAAACAAAAAGTTTTCAAATAGTTCCATTGGATGTAATAGAAGTTTTTAATACTATTACCGAAGAAAGAAAGAGATTTGTACTTGAGATAGACAACAAGAGGAAACATGGAAATCATTAAACATCACTCTTTTAAAGAGAGTTATAAGACTGTTATTGTTCACAACTGCGATTTTTCTCGTGCAGCAGAGTTTAAGACTTTTCTTATTGAAGAGTGGGGAGAAAAGAGCGCAACTCTTATTTCAAACTATGGCACATTTCACTTGAAGTCTCTTGTTAAGGACATATCAAAATTTTATAATGTATCTTTTCAAGAAGTTAATGAAGTAACAACAAAAATGGTCGACGAGGCTTTACCAAAAGCCAAACAGGATCATGAGCAAGTTGCCGGAGTTTACGAACCTACTTATGAAGAAGTTAAGGCATATAGTCCTTCTTTCCAAGCCTTTTTAAGAAAATATCCCTCTGTAGCATCTCACATAGAAAATTTACAAGGCATGGTGAAGTCTATTGGACAACATGCGGCGGGACTTGTTTGGTCTGATAACTTACATGAAAAAATGCCTCTTATTAGCGCCAAGGGTTCTTTCCAAAGTCCTTGGTCTGAAGGGCAAGCGGTACGGCATCTAGAACCTTTGGGGTTTATTAAATTTGATATTTTAGGATTGCAAACTTTAACAATTATAGAAGATACTATCAAACATATTCTTCACAAAAGAAAACTCTCTTGTGGGATAAAAGAAATTATAGAGTTTTATAATAGAAACTTGCACCCCGACGTAATCAACTTCGACGATCAGAAAGTATGGGAAACTGTTTTCCACAAGAAGAAGAATTTAAATTTAGGTATTTTCCAATTTTCTAACGACGGCGCGCAATCCTTTTGCGTGAAAGTTAAACCCACATCTATTGAGGATTTGTCTGCTGTAACTTCGATATATCGGCCGGGACCTCTGGGTTCGAACATAGACAAGAAGTATTTAAAAGCGAAAAGGCATCCAGAAACCGTTACCTACCTTCATCCTTGTGTGGAGCCTGTTTTAAAAAGTACCTATGGCTTTGTTATTTATCAAGAGCAAATTGCTAAGTTGGCTGTTGCAATAGGGAAAGACGTTTCTCTAATGGAAGGAAACTCTCTTAGAAAACTCTTGACAAAAAAGGGTCTCATAGGGAACAACGCAGAAAAGAAAGAGAAGATTTATAAGAAGTTTGTCGAGGGTGGTCTTGAAAAGGGGATTGAAGGTAATGCTTTAGAAGAATTATGGAAGTCCTTGGAATTATTCAACAATTATGGATTTAATTTGTCCCACAGTTGCGGATATTCCATCCTTTCTTATCAGTGTGCTTGGCTTTTTACTTATTATCAAAGCGAATGGGTTGCCGCCTTCCTCAACAGCGAGCCAGAAAAAACAAAAGCAAAAGCGATATCTGATGCTAAATCTATTGGGTTCACTATGGCTTCTGTGGACATAAATAAGTCCTCTTTATATGATTGGGATGTGTCTCCAGACAACAAAAAAGAACTTATTCAACCTCTGTTCTCTTTGCTGGGGATGGGCAAGACCGCTGTAGAACAAATCTCCTATTGTCGTCCCTACAATAAGATTGAAGATGTGCTTTTTAAAGAAGACATTTGGGGCAAGAAGCTAAATAAAAAGTATCTAGATGTCTTGACAAGAAGCGGCGCATTAGATAGTCTTATGGACGAAAGGTTTACTGGCGACAAGCATTTCTGGTCATGTGTGGCGGTTATTCGTCCTAAAGACCAAGAAGACTTTGAAGAAAATATTAAATTGTATTCTCCAGAAGGCTCCTTCGCGGAAAAAGAAAGACTTATTTATCGCTCTCAGTTAACAGGAGTTTATCCTGTTGACCAAATTGTTTCACCTAAAGACGTAAAAGCTTTAAAGTCTCTTGGCGCCGTTCCGGTGAGCGAATGGGAAGTGGGCAAATATGTTTGGTTTGTATTAAAGAGCGTAGAGTTTAAGCAAACCTTAGCAAACAAGAAAGATTATGCTGTTCTTACGGTGGTTGATAATACGGGTGAAGAGAACAAAATTAAGTGCTGGAATGTGAAAGACTATTATCCTCTTGTTGAAAACTCAGCTTATGTTGGCGTCGTTACCAAAGATGAGAAGTGGGGTTTTTCTACGAACAAGAAGATAAATGAAGCATTTAGAAAGCTATAACTATGCCCAAAAGATATCAATTATTTGTCGATGAGGTAATAAGACGCAGAAAAGAAAGTTCCAACGCTTATTATTCTCGAAGAGAAAAAGAAAGAGACCCTAACAACTTTATACATGACGATTTCATGTATATGGATACAAGAGTTCCGGGAATAGCCGTTTCCTTTCAGAAGTTTGTAAGGTTTTTTCTTTCTCTTGACAGATTAGACTTGTCTCATAATTGGGTTTGGCTTACGGTGATGGACTTAATTATAGAAGAAGACATTGAGTTTATTAAGTTTCTAAGAGATTACGCTACAAAGAAATATAGTCAGAGCTATACGAGAAGAGGGAACTTCTTTGATTTGCCTTCTATTAGAAAGGGTGTTCTTACTAAAAATAAAAACCCTTTTCGTAAGATTTATAATTACAGACACCCAGACGTGTTTTATCCAAACGAAAGAAAATTAAAGGAAATAGAAGAACAACTGGAAAAAAGAAAAGAGGTAGTCAATTATTTGGTTGGAAACATACAGCAAGAAGACGAAGTGGACGATTCTTTTCCTACTGTTTATGAAGATAAAGTAGAAGATTATTTAAATTTTGATGAATTACTAAAAGACTTCGAAGAGGACGAAGAGGTTGCTTCTTTGACTTTAGAAGACTTAGAAAAGGCGGATGAAAATGATGATGCAGACGAGGAAAAAGATCAATAATTTAAGGGATTTACCAGAATGTGTACAAAAGTGTCATTCCGAAGAGTGTCCGTGTTCTTCTGAAAGTTGTAGGATGTGGATAGAATTTCCAGAAGAATATAACTGTACTTATTTTTCGATAAATGAAAACGGGCCTATGACTTTGCAACAGATATCAAAAAGATTAGGAATTCATTATACTGCAATATCTAGGATTTTGGATAGGTCGTACTTAAAATTAAGAAAAAAACGAGATTTCAAAGAGTTTCGTCAATTTTGATACTATTTAATAATGAAACCGCCGAGTGGCGTAAGAATTGTTATCAAGGAGATTGAAAAATGGCTAAAAAGCTACTTTTGGAAAGAGATGAAACTATTAGATTCATGCGTCTGGCTGGTCAAGAGAAACTGACTGAAGGCTTTCTGGCTCGTCTGAAAGAAGAGGACGAAGAGGACGAGGAAGGCGCGCCCGAAGGTGGCGATATGCCCCCAGTTGATGCCGGTGCCGAGCCTCCTCCGCCCGCTCCCGCAGGTGACATGCCCTCCGATATGCCGCCCGAGGAAGGCGCTCCTGTAGAAGACAGCGCTCTTGCTGGTCTGCCCGAAGAGGCCGTAGCAGAACTAATCCAAGACATCGCAGACGTTATTTCTGCTAAGTCTGGAGCGAATGTTAATGTCCAAGTAGACGGTGGCGCAGGTGGCGAAATGGAAGGTGGCGAAGGCGGCGAGATGCCTCCCCCGGCTCCCGAAGGTGGCGAAGGTGGCCTGCCCCCGGCTCCCGAAGCGGAAGAAGAGGAAGAGCCTCCTGTGATGCAAGAAAAGCTTGGCAAAGGCAAAATGGTTCAAAAGGGCAAGATTAAAGAAGCCGAAGCACCTCCTGCTGCTGCTGGCGCCGAAGTTGTGACCGAAGAAGACGCTCCTGTTACTGAAGGAGAGGTTTCCGAAGAGGTTATTAACGAGGTTTATCGCAGAGTGGTTTCAAAGCTTCGTTCTGCCGTCAAAGAAGCGAAGTCTCGCAAATCTTCCAAGACTAAGTGAAATAAAAAATAACCCCTTCGGTCTGTATGACCGAACCCGGAGAATTCATGAAAAATTCAAATAAACTTCGTAGTGTATGCGAAGTAAATAAAAAGGTTTATACTAAGCTATGCGACCATTGTGAGCAGGGCGAGGATGATGAGGATAAGGGACTTTTTGTTTCTCCGGAAGACTCTAATCCTTTAAGAGTTGTTGGTGTATACGGACAGATAACAGAAGACGTTTGTGCTAGCGCAACGTTTCAAATGCTTTCCCTCGCAGCAAAAGGTCTATATCTTTACAAAAACGAAGAAACCGGAGAAGAAGAAGTAGTAAAAGAGCCTTTTGAGATTTTAGTTTCTTCTACGGGTGGGATAGTGGAGGGAACTTTGGGTGTTTATGACATGATGCAGATCATAAAGAGACAGGGATTTGAAATAATCACTACTGCTATTGGCACATGTCAATCTGCTGCTACAATACTTTTAATTGGCGGTACAAAGAGAAGAGCTACTGAAAACTGTAGATTTATGATTCATAATGTAATCGCCTCTTTTGAAGGTTCATACCCGGCAATGAAAGAACATTCTGCAGAAATTACTGTTTTGCAAGATACCTATTGCAGAATTCTTCTGGAAAATTCAAAGCTTACCGAGAGAGACTTAAAAAAGTTTCTTAAGGTGAGAAACCACTACTTCTCTGCACAAAAAGCTCTTGAGTATGGGATAATCGACGAGATTATTTAAGGGGCTAGACATCCCCTTCGAGACTTAAACTATGAACTTCTTAGTTAACACGGCTGCTCGATTCCTGCCCATGAGAGAGTTTCGTTCTGGCCGTAAGGCCAGAACCAGAGCTTTCTTGACAGCAGGCTATCCCCGCCAGGGCGGCGGTTCTAAGATTAATGGCTGCGTTGATGTCTCGGTCGTGGACAACCCCGCAGGCTTCGCAAACCCATTCTCGGACAGACAAAGGCAACGGCTCTTCTCGTCTTGTTCTGCAGTCGGAACACAGCTTGGAAGAGGGGAACCAGCGGTCTGCAACAACGATTTCGCTGCCGGCAAGCGGAGCCTTATACGTGAGCTGACGCCTAATTTCCGACAGGGAAGCATCCGCAATCGACTTGGTAAGATGGTGATTTGCCATCATTCCCTTGACGTTCAAGTCCTCGATTCCAATCCGACGGAAGTCTCGGACCAGCCGAGCGGTAAGCTTATGCGTTACGTCTTTGCGGATGTTGGAAATCCGTTCATGCAGCCGACTAAGCTTCGTTTTAGTCTTCTGCCAATTTCTTCCTCCTATGACGCGACGAGACATTTCCTTGTTGAGTCGTCGCAGTCGGGTTTCATGAGCACGCAGAATGCGTGGAGCCTCGACCCGTTCTCCAGTGGAAAACACGGCAAGGTCTCGAAGTCCGAGGTCCACTCCAACCGTTTCTTGGGTTTCGCAGCGGTGAGGATAAGACCAGGAGTCGGAGACTTGAACTTGAATCGAGACGTACCAATGACCGGCATGTTTCGTAAAGTGAGCGGACAAGATTTTGCCGGGGAATCTTATCTCTTGTCGGGTGCGGACCCAGCCGAGTTTGGGAATTTTAACTCTTCGGCCGTCAAAACGAAGGGCTCGGCCCTCGATGGCAAAGGCTGCTTTGTTCCGTTTCTTCGACTTGAAACGGGGATAACCGGGCTTTTGGCCAGATTTAACACGACGAAAGAAGTTGGAGAAAGCATTGCCGAGGTTGGACAGCGCCGTAGAGGGAACAGCCCACGGCAGCTTGATCATCCAGGGAAATTCGGTAGTTTTACAGGCATTCAGTTCAGAGCTAAGACTAACCCACGACGGTTTTCCACCAGCCTC